AAACAGTTAAGTTCCGCGGTGTTAATTGGAACGTAGAGTTTGAGCCAACTGTGGCAGCTATCCAAAGACTTAAATTCCAAGCAAGTGCTAACAGTGAAGAAACTACGTTTACTGCTAAAACAGAAGGCACTGACTTAAAACTATTCTTTGGTGATCATAGTAGCCACGCTGGCAACTTTGTATTCCATAGCGGAGTAACTGGCACACTAAGTAAAGGATGGGCTTGGCCTGTTGCTGCTGTTATTAGTATTTTAAGTTTGCCGGGTGATAAAGTATTCCGTATTAGCGACGAAGGTGCGGCACAGATTACTGTTAATTCAGGCCTAGCAACTTATAACTACATCTTACCAGCACAAAGCAAGTAATGATTGATCGGTGGGCTCACTTAGGACATCAGTTAGGTGAATGTTGGTTCAATAAGGACCTAGCATATATTAACATTCCTAAGAATGCTACTAGTACAGTAAAAGGCTATTTAATAGCAGAACATTGGCAAAACTCGAGTACACTTATAGAGTGCGACCGATATTTTACTGTACTACGTGATCCATTACAACGCTGGGTTAGTGGTATGGCTCAATATCAAATTAACAGTGGTAGACTAGATTTATCTGAAGAAGAAATATTTGATACTATTACATTTGATGATCATACAGAAACACAAAGTTACTTTCTTACTCCGTTTGATCTAGATAGGACTGTATACTTTAAATGTGATAGTAGTCTGCGTGAATTATTGGAAAAGTTTTTAAACATTTCTCATTACAGTTTTGATGATCGCAATATAAGCCAAGGGCCGCATGCGGAATGTAAACATCGTATCTTAGAAATGTTAAAGACTAATCCAAAAAATCTAAATAAAGTTATGGCACATTTTGCTGTTGATTATAAATTAATGAGTAGTATAAAATATTATGATTAAAAACTTAGATATTACTAGTCCGTTCTTAACTTCTAGTTCATACAGTGCTCCGTACGTTGGCAACAACGGACAGAGTGCTGGTAATGTGCGTTACAATACCATGACGCAACAGATGGAAGTGTTTGATGGTGGCAGTTGGATTAACATAAGTCAGAATGTTAGTGTTGGAATGAGTTACGAAGCTGACGAAGTTCTGCGATGGGCAGGTTATAAAATGCGTGAAGAGGCTGAACTTAAGGCTAAGATGGAAAAATATCCAACGCTTAAATCTGCGTATGAACAATTTAAAATGTTAGAAATATTAGTACACGAGGAAGAAACAAGTGGCACATGAAATAGATAATTTAACCGCAAAACAACTAGACTATGCTGTGTTCTTACCAGCACTTAGTGGTTTCTATGCTACATACGTAGGCAAGCAAAGATTTCCTGATGCCAATGGTAACTTATATGTTGCTAGTACACGTATTCCGGCTAACTTTGAAAACGGCATGGAAGGACTTAACTGGCTCAATCCAAATGAAGCATACTTTCCATACCACTGGAGCCTATATTCTGCGGGCCATGCTGAGTTAGATGTAAACAAGCACAGTCCAAAAGAAGATATGGTACGTAATAGAGATCGTACTAAATCGTTTATCCTGGGTGACTCAGGCGGATTCCAAATTGGTAAAGGTGTATGGGAAGGTGATTGGAAGAATCCTAACTGTCCTAAAGCACAAAAGAAACGTGAGCTAGTTCTTACTTGGATGGACGCATACATGGATTATGGTATGTGTTTAGATATTCCAGCGTGGGTAGCTCGTAGTCCAGCAGGTGCTAAAGCTACAGGCATTAGCACATATGACGAAGCAGTAGAAGGCACTTATATTAACAATGATTGGTTTATTAACAATCGCACAGGTGCGTGTAAGTTCTTAAACGTCTTACAAGGTGAGAATCACGCAGACGCAGACGATTGGTATGATCGTATGAAGAAGTATTGTGATCCTCAACAATACCCAGGCAAGCATTTTAATGGTTGGGCAATGGGTGGACAGAACATGTGCGATGTACATCTAGTGTTAAAACGCTTAGTAGCTATGCGCTATGATAATCTATTACAAGAAGGCATACATGATTGGATGCACTTTTTGGGTACAAGTAAACTAGAGTGGGCATGTTTATTAACTGATATCCAACGTGCTGTTCGCAAACATGTCAACCCTAACTTTACTATTAGTTTTGACTGCGCAAGTCCATTCTTAGCTAGTGCCAACGGGCAGATCTATATTCAGACTGAAATTGAAGATCGTAGCAAGTGGGTATACCGTATGGTACCGTCGGTTGATGATAAGAAATATGCTAAAGACACCCGTAAGTTTAGCGATGCTGTACTACAAGATGGTCGCTTTACTAACTTTACAGACAGTCCTATTAGTAATCGTATTCAAATTAACGATGTCTGCTACTATGCGCCGGGCGACCTAAACAAGATCGGTAAAGAAGGTAAGACCAGCTGGGATAGCTTTAGTTATGCTATTCAAATGGGTCATAACGTTTGGTCACATATTAATAGCGTACAAGAAGCTAATCGCCAATATGATCAAGGCGTAGTACCAAAAATGCTTGTCCAAGAGACCTTTGATCGTGTATACTTTAAAGACGTAGTTAACAGTATCTTTGCTGCGCCTGATCGTAGTACAGCAGAACAGATCATCGAAGACAACAGTAAGTTTTGGATGCAGATTATAGGTACTCGTGGAGCAACAGGTAAGAAAACTGTTAATGCTAGTACTATGTTTAGTGATCTATTTGAATCTGATGAGGTTGAAGAACATCATATAGACGATAGTGGATTAGATGAAGCTGTATTAGACGATTTGGAAGCAGGAGTAGATGAATAATGAACCGTATTCAACTTGAAGATGAACTTGTAGAATTAGAACAACACCATAGACGCCTTGACGAACAGATCGCTAGAGGCTATACTAACTACTTAGATGATGCTAGTTTGGGTAAGATGAAACAAGAGAAACTAACGGTCAAACGCAGTATCGAATCTATTAGGAAACAATTGGGATTATGAAACGCGAATATACAGCAGGTACAGCAGAAGCAATTACATTCTTTGTAGGTGACGAGATTGAACGCACTCCAGCATACGGTATGCGTACCTTGTTTGTAGTAGGAATACACGAAGCTGAAGATATTTTAGATTTACTTACTAGTAAACTAGCCTACAGCGAAATTACGCATATCTACTTTGGTGCTAATCAAAGTTTTCCTAAACTAGCAACAGATGATGCCGACGAATGGCGTCCTTGGGAACGTATGATTGATCAGTGTTTAGATGCTGGCTACTGGTGTACCCTAGACTTTGATGTTAGTAGTGTACAAGGTGTATTAGAAATGCCTGTAATTGGCCATCGTCGATTTATTCCACAAATAAGTGTTAAAATTCCATACTTGACACAGTTAGGATATAATGCTACTATTAAGATAGACGACATAGACTTTGAGGCTTCGAACCCAGGGGTATGGTGCCACAAACTAAACACTCTATTAGATGAAGATAAATTTACTAATTGGGACCAATACGGTAAAGATGAGATTATCAAATGATACAAGCAGAACGTGAACGTATAGAACGTATTAAAAGTCGAGCACAAAAGAAGATATGGGTTACTTTCCAACGTGAAGGTATCCATTGTTATCCCGATGCCGCAGTAAATCCATTACTTAAAACTGGAGATCAATATGATGTATCGTTTCTTGCTAGTCCTCATCGTCACATTTTTCATTTCCGGGTGTCGATCGACGTGTTCCATACAGACAGAGACATCGAGTTCATCCAGTTCAAACGCTGGCTTGAGTCCTTGTATGTGGGCAGTACGTTAGAATTAAATTATAAGAGTTGCGAAATGATCGCAGATGATTTGTATGTACAAATCGCTACAAAGTATCCCAATCGTGATGTTTGGATAGAAGTATCCGAAGATGGCGAGAATGGATGTTCCGTTGAGTACAATTGTACTCGTCCTATGCAGTCTGTCACTATTTAAGGAGAATTTTCCGTGGCAAATCCAGTTTGGCTTAAGAAGTATCTTACAATGAAGCCTGAAGTAAAACAAATTTATAACGACTTAGATGCTTGGTGTAACTACTGTCGTTTCCACATGATCAAGTATGATGAGGCTGATTTATATGTTAGCCCTGCGTACAAAGAATGGCAGGAAAAACGCAAACGTCGTCAGCAGTGGCAACAACGTAACGGCCAGCCAAGTGGGTATCAAGGTAGGAATCCACGATAATGACTGTCTTTCTAGTTGATCTAGAAGCTGTTGAAACAAGGTACACGGGCCAGTGGAAGGCTCATGTACCTAAACTTTTAGAGGAACACGGACATGACGTATATGTTATCGCAGGCCCACATGATATACCTGCTGCTACTACCCCTGGCGCTTTTCTTAACTTTGGCGGCACTAATATCTATAAAGCCAATCAAGTCGAGCAAATGGCTAGACTATTTACGGAAGGAAGGATTTTTAAGGGTGACCACTTCATTTTTACTGACGCTTGGCATCCTGGGATTATTAACCTTAAGTATATGTCCGAGTTGTTGGACATTCCCGTCACTATTCACGCCCTGTGGCACGCCGGAAGTTACGACCCACAAGACTTCTTAGGACGCTTGATTGGTAATGCTTCGTGGGTTAGGCACAGTGAGAAGGCATTCTTTCATGCTATAGATCATAACTACTTTGCTACAGACTTTCATATTGATATGTTCTGTGCTAACTTACTTAATGACGGGTTATTCGAAAATCCGTGGGCAGAAGAAGATAAAACAGATATGATTGCCAGTGGCAAGATTGTGCGCACTGGCTGGCCCATGGAATATATGCCCACTACTATTAGTCCTTTTAAGACTAAGAAGCGTGACCTAATCTTATTCCCACATCGTATAGCACCAGAGAAGCAGGTAGAAATCTTTAAAGACCTAGCGGCTGCACTGCCACAATACGAATGGATCGTCTGTCAGGAACTTGGATTAACTAAAGAAGCATATCATACCCTACTAGGTGAAGCTAAGATAGTGTTTAGTGCTAACCTACAAGAAACATTAGGTATTAGTATGTATGAAGGTGCCTTAACTGATGCTATTCCAATGGTGCCCAATCGTCTAAGTTACAGCGAAATGTATGCCGACGTTTGGAAATATCCAACAGAATGGACTGAGTCCTATAGCGGTTTCTTACACCATAAGAAAGACCTATGTGATAAGATTGTAGAGTTTATGACTGACTATGATGAGTATGCTAAGTTAGTTCCGCAACAAGCACGTAGTCTACATCATGATTTCTTTTCAGCAACTGAACTACTAAAGAACATTAAATGACCTTTGATGCTATAGCAAAATTTGAACGGGCACTAGGAGAATTCACTGGCGCACCGTTTGTTGTCATGACTGATTGCTGTACACACGCAATTGAGCTATGTCTACGTTACGATCAAGTTAAACGTACTATGTTTCCAGCACACACCTATCTAAGTATTCCGATGACTATGGAAAAATTAGGTATTAGCTACGGATATACTAGATTAGATTGGCTTGGTGAATATCAATTTTCTAATACACGTATTTGGGACAGCGCACGACTACTACAGTTGGGTATGTATCGCAAAGGTCAGATGCAGTGTTTGAGCTTTGGACATGATAAACCATTAACTGTGGGACACGGCGGCGCCATTCTATTAGATGATGCCCAAGCATATGAAACACTTATTCGTCAACGCTATGATGGCAGAGATTTGACAGTTAGCCCGTGGCAAGAACAAAAAGTTTTTGACGTCGGATACCACTATCGTCCAACAATAGAAGACGCAGTACGTGCTTTAGAATTATTACCTAGTGTAGACCAAGCACCTAAATACAAACAGTATCCAGATCTTCGTGAAATTATTATTAAATGATATACCCATTAGCACATAATAGTTGGGATACCGCCGAAACAGAAGTGTTACTTAAAGTAATACAAAGTGGGCGTTATACCATGGGCAACGAAGTATCTGAATTTGAAGAACAATTTGCCAAGTACCATCAAGTCAAATATGCTGTTATGACTAATAGCGGCAGTAGCGCAAATTTGCTAATGTTGTCAGCACTTCGGTACGACGCTCGATTTAATCTACAGTCTGGTGATGAAGTAATTGTGCCAGCAGTCAGTTGGTCGACTACATTTTTTCCAATTCATCAGAACAATTTTAACTTAGTGTTTGTTGATATTAATAAGTATACACTTAACATTGACGTTGATGCTGTAATAGCGGCTATTACTACTAAAACTAAAATTATTCTAGCAGTTAACCTATTGGGCAATCCTGCTGAACTTGATCGATTATCTTTAATATGTAAGGAAAACAACATTATACTGATTGAGGATAACTGTGAGAGTTTGGGAGCGGCCCTTAATAATAGATACTGCGGTACTTGGGGATTAATGGGTTCATTTAGTTTCTTTTTCAGCCATCATATACAAACTATGGAAGGTGGTATGGTATTAACCAATGATCTCAAACTTGCGCAAATGATAAAAAGTTTAAGAGCACACGGGTGGTTACGAGACTTACCTAAAGAAAATTTAGTATGTAACAAAATAGGTGATGCTTTTAAAGATAGTTTTAGATTTGCTTTACCCGGGTACTGTGTACGACCGTTAGAAATGAGCGGGGCTGTTGGCAAAGTTCAATTAGATAAATTAGCACAACAATTAGATCAACGTAGACAAAATTCTCAAATATTTTCTCAGTTATTTGCGGACTGTGATTATGCTGATATACAGACAGAGTATGGTCAAAGTAGTTGGTTTGGGTTTTCTATTGTGCTTAAGGGAGTTTTAGAACATAAGCGAGATGATGTTATATCTGCGCTAACTGCGGCAGGAGTTGAGACAAGGCCTATAGTAGCTGGAAATTTTATTAATAATCCAGCGTGTAGATTTATGAATTATAGGGTAGCTGGCACTACTATTAACGCAGATTATATTGATCGTTGCGGATTCTTTATTGGCAATGATGGTAGAGAATTAACTGAGAATTTAAAATTAGTAAAATCTGTATTAGACACACAGTATAATGCTATACAAAGGACTCTATGAAGAAGGCATTTATTACAGGAATAGCAGGACAAGACGGGTCATACCTTACAGAGTTTCTATTAGAGCAAGGATATGATGTCTATGGTATTATTAGACGTAATAGCGTAGCTGAAAATCAAACGTCGCGATTGGACCAATCATTTGATAAAATAAAACATAATTTGGCGTACGGCGATCTATTAGATTTCTCGTCATTGTTAAACATTATGCGTGACGTACAGCCCGATGAAATTTATAATCTAGGTGCGCAATCGCATGTTAAGGTTAGTTTTGATCAACCTATTTACACCGCATCAGTTACTGCTATTGGGACGTTAAATCTATTAGAAGCTGCCAGACAAATAACTCCTACAGCAAAAATATACCAAGCAAGTTCGTCGGAGATGTTTGGTAATCAATTTGACATTGATGGGTTTCAGCGAGAAACAACTAAAATGATCCCAGTATCACCGTATGGCTGCTCTAAGGTATTTGCTCACAACCTTTGTGTGAATTATAGAAATTCTTATAACATGTTTGTCAGTACAGGCATACTGTTTAATCACGAAAGTCCTCGTCGAGGCAGTAACTTTGTGACTAACAAAGTTGTTAAGGAAGCAGTAAAAATTAAAAAAGGTCTTTCAACCCATGTAGCCCTTGGTAATTTAAACGCACATCGCGATTGGGGCCATGCTAGCGACTATGTCCGAGCAATGTGGTTAATTTTACAGCGAGAAAAACCTGATGATTTTGTATGCGCAACTGGTATAAGTCATTCAGTACTAGATCTAGTAGAATATGTGTTTGGTAAGCTAGAGTTAGATTATAAAAATTATGTAACACAAGATCCTAAATATTTCCGGCCGGAAGAATTAAACTTCCTTAAAGGTGATAGCAGTAAACTAAGAAATGCTACAGGTTGGTCTCCCACATATACATTTGAAACAATGTTAGACGAAATGATAGACTATTGGGTGAAATACTATGACTAATATATTAGTAACAGGCGGTGCGGGGTTAATTGGCAGCGAGTTTACAGAAGTAAACAAAACAACACGTCGGGAATTTGACCTGTCGGATTCAGAACAAGTTAGATTGATGTACGAAAAATATAAACCCGAATATATTATACACACCGCAGCCAAAGTTGGTGGTGTACTGGCCAATACTCGCTATCCTGCTGAATTCTATCGAGATAATATACTAATCAATACAAATGTTATTGATTATGCGCAAAAATATAATGTTAAGAAACTATGCTATTTTAGTTCTACCTGTGTTTTTCCAGACCAGATCGACTATCCCCTCACTGAAGATAAGATTCATTTAGGAGCACCACACAGATCAAATTTTGGCTATGCGTATGCTAAACGAATGGCCGGCATTCAAATTGATGCTTACAATCAGCAATATGGTACAGATTACTTTGAAGTTATTCCAACTAATGTATATGGTCCAAATGATAATTATAATCTTGAAAGCGGCCATGTTATTCCTTCGTTGATTCATCGTTGTTATTTGGCTATTAAAAATAACACTGACATTGTTGTATGGGGTTCGGGCGAACCTCTTAGAGAGTTTGTATTTGCCCGTGATGTTGCTACAATTAGCTCGTTACTATTAACTAAAGATCAGGTAGGTTCAGTAATTGTTAGTTCATCTGCTGAAATTAGTATTAAAGACTTGGTAACTGTTATTTGTGATAAAATGAAATTTAAAAATAACATTATTTTTGATGCGGATAAACCAGACGGCCAATATCGTAAGAACACCGACACTAGCAAACTAAAGAAATTGTTAGGTGATGTTACTTTTACATCATTGGATCAAGGGCTTGATGAAACTATTGAGTACTTTTTATCTAATTATGCGTCGATTCGAAAATAAATTATCAAACTTGTTGACAACGACCTAAATAAACCTATATACTATTATTAACTACGCCAATCCACTGGCTTAACATCGGAGACATAATGTCAAAATACACACTTAGCGAACACATTCGCAACAATCTAAAGAAAGATAACAAACGTTTCTGGGCAGGTGATAACATCTCAGAATATATCTCAGAAGAAGATAAAGTAAAATTAATCAACGAAGCAACCTTAGCATTTGAGGATGTCTTAGACGCATTACTTATTGATCGTGAGAATGATCCTAACAGTCGAGGCACAGCTAGACGACTAGCTAAGATGTACTTCAATGAGATCATGGCGGGTCGATATGAACCAGCACCAGACGCAACAGCTTTTCCAAATGATAGTCAAGACCGTTACACAGGCATGCTTGTGGTTCGTAGCGAGTTACGTAGTATGTGTTCTCATCATCATCAGCCTGTTAGTGGGGTTGCCTACATCGGTATCATTGCCGCTAATAAACTTATTGGCTTGTCTAAATATACCAGAATAGCACAATGGTGCGCTCGTCGAGGCACTTTACAAGAAGAACTTGCCAATGACATTGCCCGTGAAATAATGAAAGCAACTGATGCCGTAGACGTAGCAGTTTACATTCAAGCAGTACATGGTTGCTGTGAGAATCGCGGTATTATGGCACATAGTTCATTAACTCAAACAACTGTCTTACACGGTGCGTTTAAAGCTGACCCAGACACTAAGAAAGAGTTCTTTGATAATATTAAATTACAACAAGAGTTTGCGCCTAGATAAGGAATAGATATGCAGATAAGAGCAACAACAAATGGTAAATTCGGTTCATGCGGCTGTGGCCGCAGTGCGAGTGGAGACTGTGACGGTAGCCACAGTTACACACCAGAACAGTGGGCTAAGATACAAGAAGCAAAAGCCAATGATGAATTCTTAAATGAAAAGAATCGCGGGAGCGACAATGACTTGGTTTGATCGTTGGATCTTACGCTGGTCAGATCGTATCCGTATGAAGGGTTCTATAGAGGAACTAGTTGAATCACCAAAGCGCGGTCGCCGCGGCAGTAATAAACTTAGTGTTACTAGCACCCGCAGAGTAGAACATAACTATGACGACGAAAGTGTTATTACTTTTAAAATCTATGGTGCCAATGGTGGTAAGATTGTAGAAACATCACGCTACGATGATAAAAAAGATAACGAAAGTATTAGACGTTATGTCATTGGTGAAGACGCTGATCTAACTGAATCGTTAAGCAAGATCGTTACATTAGAATACATGCGTTAAATTGGTTGACATTTCCTAAAAAGAGTGTATAATATAATACTGTTCTCTTTTTAGGAAGTAGTCAAATTGAAAAACTTAATCTTAGCATCATTATTAGTAGTTTCTTTTACTGCTAACTCAGAAACACTCAACCTAACTCCTTACAACACAGCAGAATATACAGCAGATTCTATAGCCAAAGGCAAAACTGGCGATGATTTTCTGCGAGCAATTAACGCTAATTCAGCATGGGCACGTGGCTATACAGGCAGCGGCAGTTTAATTCTTATCATTGACAGCGGCATTAACGCTAATCATAAAGAGTTTACTAATAGTATTCTTTATCAAAAAAACTTTATCAATAGCAAATACGGTATGGGAGACCGTGTGGGCCATGGTACTGGGCTTGCAGGCATTGCCGCAGCCAATTGGGACGGTATTGGTATGGCGGGTGTGGCACCAGATGCTAGTTTAGCTATTGCTAAAGTTACTGATAATACAGCATATAACTTTAGTCAAGCACGTGAAGCACTTAAATGGGGCAACAACATTGGCGCAGTTGTAGCTAACATCAGTGCCAACTATACCTATGATACGGCCTATCTTAAAAATATGTACCTATTAGGTGACGGTAAAACGTGGGCTAATAAAGATACGCGATATGTTGGTCGATACTTTATGGGTGAAGATCCCAATATGTGGAAGTCTTACCTAGGACCTGAGTTGATTCTAGTCAACAGTGCTGGTAACAGTGGCCGTGCTTATGCTGAACAACCGGGTACACTTGCTACAGCCACAGATGCTAAAGGTAATTTAATCTTAGGTGGTCGGGTGATCATTGTTGGTGCTTGGGACGTTGATAAAAATGCTATAGCTACATACAGTAACCGAGCAGGTAGCATTTGTCGCAGTGTGGTTAATAGGCAGTGTAAAGACTTATATCGTGTTAGTGACTTCTATATCCTAGCACCAGGTAATGCGTTTACCTCGGCTAAAACTGGAGATACTTACAATATCCAAACAGGTACTAGTCAGGCGGCCGCCGCAGTATCGGGCAGTGTTGCTGTTATTAGTCAAATGTGGCCTTACATGAAAGGTGAAAACATTGTTAAACTGTTAATGGTTACTGCTAATAAAGATCTGCCAGGGTACGACAAAGAAGTATTTGGTCAAGGTCTACTTGATTTGGAACGAGCAACACGGCCAGTCGGCACATTAGGTATTCCTACAGCAGGACGTACAGGTAAGATCGCCTTATCTGGTGGCTTTGCTACTAATACATCAGGCGGCCTAAGTGCTATTAGTAGTAAGTTAAGTAGCGTTGTTTCCATTGATGACTTTGGTCGTAATTATAGTGTAGACCTAAGCCAAAGTGCCGCAACACGTACAGCTCGTGCTGATTTCAATCCTATTAACAAGGCAAACTTCTATTATAATTATAATCCTTATGCTAGGTTAAACTACTACACATTTAGTGGAGAGCAGTTCGCTGGCGAGTATGATGTTAAGTTTGCTATGAATGAGGTTACAAATACAGCACAATTTGAAGTTGGTAAAACTTCAAACCTAAATAAAGATACTGACATGCGTGTGGGCTTTGGTATGTTAAATGAACGCAACAGTTGGATGGGCAATAGTATCGGCGGCATGTTTGGTCAAGTTGATGCTAGTTACACTCAGTTTATTAACGTGACAGGGCAACATCGTCTAAATAAGAATGTAACAGCGTTTAGTAGTGTGTGGGTAGGAAGTACACAGGCTAATTTGTCTAATACTGGATTAGTTACTAATGTTGGTAATACACAAAGCTATAGTTGGCATGCTGGACTAGACTGGTCACAAGACGCACACAGCGTTGGGGCTACAGTAAGTCAACCAGTTACAGTATACCAAGGATCGGTTGATGTTACCATACCAGTTGCTATGTCAGCGGAAGGTGTAGTACAATACAGTAAAGAGCGTGTAAGTATTGCGTCTAATGTTAATGAATATGATGTTGGCGCTTACTACAAATACAAAGCCAAGGGCACTAATTTAATTGCCTACACCGAACACCAAATTAATTACTTGAATCAAGTAGGTGTAACTAACAACCAAGTAGGATTTGCTTTAACCAAGGAGTGGTAAAATGTCTATTAACAAAAAGTATTACGATTATCTACACATTCACGAGATGGTTAATAAGATCGCATGGCAAATGTACAAAGACAACTGGCGCCCGGACTATATTGTAGGACTTACCCGTGGCGGGCTAGTACCAGCAGTTATTATGAGCAACACATTGGGTATTCCGATGGAGACTTTAAAAGTTAGCCTACGTGATAGCGATAGCGAGGCTGAAAGCAACTTATGGATGGCTGAAGATGCGTTTGGTTATGACTATCCAAATGAGATAGTTGAAACTCACCCTACGTCAATATACGGCGAAGAAGGTCAGGGCAAAAATATTCTTATCATTGATGACATCAACGACACTGGTGCTACATTAGATTGGATTATTAACGATTGGCAGGCTAGTTGTTTACCCAACAGTCCAAAATGGGCAGATGTTTGGGGCAACAATGTACGCTTTGCTGTGTTAATTGATAACCTAAGTAGCAAGTTTAGTCGTAAAGTGGACTATTCAGCTAAAGAAATTAACAAAGCAGAAGAAGATGTTTGGATTGTCTACCCCTGGGAACGCTAATTGAAAAATGTTTATCTATGGAGTAAAAGTATTGTTAGTGGTACTGTTATCCCATTGCTATGGTTCTCGGCTAAGACTTATTTTGAAGAAAATGGTCTTAGTCCCCACGACTGGTCGTGGCACGATCCTTTCCTAGCCACAAGATCTAAACAGGACATATTAGATCTATGTGCTAGCGCACCACCAGATGTATTTGGACTTTCATTGTACGTATGGAATTATCTAGATGCCAATGACCTTGCTAAAACTATAAAAGAGTTATACCCTAACTGCCTTATTGTCTATGGTGGTGCTCAAATTGACATCAAATATTCTAATGACTTTTTCCTTAAACATCCTTGGGTTGATTTAGTAGTACCCAGCGATGTTTATGGCGAACCTATAATAACACATCTATTAGATAATTACGATAATCTAAAAGTAGCAGACATTCCGGAAGTATACTTTCATAAGCAAGGCATTAAATTTAAATCTAGACACGACTTTAAAAAGCGCGAATTTAAATGGCCAACTAACATATTTGAAAAACAAGCTGACTACTTTACATTTGACCCAAAAGATTCGTTTGTCATATACGAAACTTCACGAGGTTGTCCTTATCGTTGTATCTATTGCGATTGGGGTGGCGGCACATTTACTAAAGTTGTTAAAAAACCTAAGGAAACTGTATATAGCGAATTAGAATATTTGGCCAAATACGGAATAGACACAGTTTACTTTGCTGACGCTAACTTCGGTATTTACAAAGAAGACATTGATACTATAAAATTCATAGTTGGCCTAAAGGAAAAATATGGATATCCTAAATCAGTCATACTTGAAAACGCAAAGAATAATTTAGATCGTGTGATAGAAATACAACGACTGTTAATAGCCAATGGGTTAACCTGGTACTATAAGATAGCAGTACAAAATCCTCATGATGAAATTAAAAAGAATATTGATCGGGTAGATATCCCATTTGATCAATACTTAAAAAAGGTAGTGGACTTAAAAAAAGAATATAATGCTCCCATTCTAGTAGAAACGATATTAGGATTACCGGGCGATAGTTATCAGCTTACACTCGACAGTATTGATATGTTCAATGGTGATGAAATCGAAACATATCGTCCTGCTATATGGATGCTATTACCAGAAGCACCCGCATATGATCCTAAGATGCGAGCGCAATTTGAGATCAAAACTAAATGGTTTGAGATATATACCCATCCATTTAGATACAAACCAAATTTAATACACGACGAGGGTGTGATAGCATTAGCGAGTGAAAGCCCGATGCTGGCAGAAAATGTTATTAGCACATATTCTTATTCTAAATACGAGTGGTGCGATATGCTGTTGCTAACGATGATTCAAGGACTAGCCAAACCTACCGGTCTTATATTTTTAATAAACTACATAACTTCAACTGCTAATGTAAAGCCGAGCGAAGTATATGATTTAATATATAAAGAAATGTTAGTTAACTGTAAGTTTGACTCAGATGTGCTTAATGAAAAAGTCAGCGGCTTACTTACGCAATTACATCGGTTAGTGGATGATGACTCAGCTACTATGATTGAGTTTGACATTGATTCTAAGTTTCCGTTATTGTTGGGGCCAAACACCTATCTAACGTTTATGGTAATGCTATATCCACAAGATTTCTTTCAATCGATAGGTAAAGTGTTTGGGAATCATTTCAATGATAGTAAGATACAAGATCTGAGTAGATACTTGGCTAATATTATGATTGACATAAATTACAATCCCGACGTTGGTCGCAAGTTTGTTACTGATTATAATTGGTATGGATATTTTACAGATAAAAAAGAGTTGATTTATGGGCAATATGAATATACAATATTAGATAAGCTGTTAAAATTTAGTAAATCAAATGATTTCGAACAGTCTGATTACCCAACAGCGGTAGATGATGTACAAAAAATGAAACAGTTTTTTTACCATCGGGCCAGTAATCAAGCTAGAGCAAAGTATGCTAAACATATTATTGAGAATAAATTATGAAATTAAAAGTCAGTGAGATATTTTATAGTGCGCAAGGTGAAGGACGCTTCGTAGGTGTTCCTAGTGTATTCTTACGTACATATGGTTGTAACTTCCAGTGCGCTGGCTTTGGAATGGCAAGAGGCACCTGTTCAACTGAAGCAGATGAAGTTGCTAAAACAGTACAGCTATACAATCGTTATGAAGACTTGCCGTTGGTTAATACAGGTTGCGATAGCTATGCGTCATGGCACCCTAAATTCAAACACCTAAGCCCGACATTAGACACAAGTGAAGTAGTTACTAAACTATTAGAATTAGTACCAGGCGGTGATTGGGTGTTGCCTAATGGTAATGATGTACACTTAGTGATCACCGGTGGTGAACCGTTATTGGGTTGGCAACGTGCTTATGAAGAATTATTAGATGATCCTCGTATGGCTTCACTACAAAATATCACATTTGAGACTAACGGTACTCAAGAACTACATGAAGAATTCGCTGATTACTTGTCATTCTGGGCATTTAATCGCGCTGGCGCTGGCCGCAGACCAGACATTACATTTAGTGTTAGTGCTAAACTAAGTGCTAGTGGCGAGAGTTGGGCTGATGCTATTAAACCTGAGATAGTCTGTAGTTATGAAGAATTTGGCACAACCTACCTTAAGTTTGTAGTTGAAAAACCTAGTGATTTTGATGAAGTTGATCAAGCAGTATCAGAATATAGACGTGCTGGCTTTACAGGTGTTATATATATTATGCCAGTGGGTGGTGTTGTTAGCGTTTATGACGGTAACAAATTTAACGTAGCAGACGAAGCAATGTTACGTGGTTATTATTACAGCCCAAGATTACACGTTGATCTTTGGGGTAACAGTTGGGGCAAATAAATGAGTAATCTAACAGTGTTAAAGCGATACGATTCTAAATATTTAGAATCAGCATGGGACAACAAGATATTAAATTATGATACCAACAAGTATGATTGGGAAGGATTGTTCTTACATACAATACAAGAAAAAATCCCATCAATTGAAAATTTAAATCAACTACACTTACATATTACCTTTTCGCAAATACCTGAGATTCGTCGATATCTTGAGGCAATGACCAGGGGTGACTATTTCCAATCATTGATCGATCAGTTTTTTGAAGAATATGTTAGCCCGTTACTACCAAATACGGACTTTATGGTTCAGACTGTTCCGGGAATACGATTAGTTTTACCTAACCAAGAACAGCAAGGGAAGTTATTACCGTGGCATACGGGGCACCATACAGGGTATAATAATGGTATCTATTCTATCTGGACTCCAATTACTAAAACTTGGGGAACTAATGCCATGCAGGTTTTATCCTGGGATGACACCATCGATGTAATGAACAAATTCCAAGGCGAACAACAGTCATTGTATCAATTACAGGAATTGTGTAGATCAAAAGCATACCCAACAACAACCGAAGTTGGGCAATCGTGGTTGTTTAATCAAGGGCATTTACACGGGAATTTTAATAACGATACTGGAACTAGTAGAGTTAGTTTTGATACCAGAGCTTTAATTAAAGGCACAGATTACGGTTGCCGATATCCGGGGGGATTTTATAGAATACGCAATGAAAAAAATAAATTTAAAATACCTAAAAATATCGATAATAGAAATTGGATAGTGTTTTCAGACCAAGGCAGTGACTATATTGGAGCAATCCCGCAATTTATTGTTAGAGAATTTATGATGCAGTGGTGTAATAATCGTAACATTACTCCATACGATTGGCAAAATGAATATTTACACGTGGATTGGAATCCAAACTTACAATTTTTTATGGAAATGGGCACAGCTAAAGGATTCATATTTCCAAGTATATACGCAATTTCCTCAAGTGTTGAGGATAGGGTTAAATTATTTAAAAAGGCACTCGACAATGGTATTCATATGATATTCATTGACGAGAACATTTATTTAGATTCAAATGATGCGTTAGAATACATTAAAAAAATATATTCTTTTGCGTATCCAGAGGAATAAGTTGATGGTTGAATCACATAAACGTACATTAGTGCGTATGGTCAGCTATCGCATTACTGCTTGGTTGTTTACAATCTTTTGGACCTATCTATACACAGGAGATCTAGCAGGTAGTACAGGGTTTGCTACCTTGTTACACATATTATTAAGTGTTGATTATTATATACACGAGCGTATTTGGTTAAAAATTAAATGGGGTATTAAATGAGTTATTTGTTTACAAGTGAAAGTGTTAGTGAAGGACATCCAGATAAGGTAGCAGACGCTATCAGTGATGCTATTTTAGATTTGGTTATGGTACACGAAGATACCAGCATGCGTGTTGCTTGCGAAACTTTAGTTACTACCAATCGTGTTATTATTGCCGGAGAATATAAAAATGTTGCCCTACATCAAGCGCAGATTGAAAGTGCCGTACGCAAAGTCATTAAAGACATTGGCTACGAGCAAACAGGGTTTGATTGGCGTACAGTTGAAATCACAAATTTATTACATGGGCAAAGTGCGGACATTGCACTAGGTACAGACACATTTGGTGCTGGTGACCAAGGACTAATGTTTGGCTACGCTACAAACAAAACTCCTAACTACATGCCAGCAACTATTTACTACAGTCACTTGATCGTAAAAGAACTAGCACGTCAACGCAACGGTGATCAAACTTGGTTAGGTCCAGATGCTAAGTCACAAGTAACAATTGAATTTAACGATGATCATTCTATCGCTCGTATTGCTAAGATTGTGTGCTCAACTCAACATAGTGAAGACACAAGTATTGAACTAGTACGAAGTATGGTAGAGCTATATATTCGTCAGGTAATTCCGGCAGAACTATTAGTTAATACAGAGTTCTTAATTAATCCAACTGGCAGATTTGTTATTGGCGGACCAGATGGTGATACAGGACTTACAGGACGTAAGATTATTGTTGACACCTACGGTGGTAGTTGTCCTCATGGCGGTGGTGCTTTTAGCGGCAAGGATCCTACCAAAGTTGATCGTAGTGCTGCTTACATGGCCCGCTACCTTGCCAAGAACATTGTAGCCAGCGGTAAAGCAACTCACGCTACTGTACAATTATCCTATGCTATTGGAGTTGAACAGCCTATGAGTGTGTATGTTGACAGCGACGGAAATAATTTTGAACTTACCTCATGGATAACTACTAATGTAGACCTAACCCCTAGAGGCATTATCAACAGATTCAAACTATTCCGCCCTATCTATAGTAATACTACTAACTATGGACACTTTGGTAAGGATGGTTTACCATGGGAAGAGTTGGATTTATTTTAAGGATATATTATGGGATTATTTGATCGAATTACAGGCAAGACTAGACGTGAGGAACAAGCACGTCTAGCTGCTGAGGCTGAAGTTGAAAAGCAACGTCAAGCAGAGGAGCGCAAAGTTAAAGCGGCCGCCAAAAAAGCCGCTAAGGAATCTGCTAAACAAACACCTAAAGCCGTTGCTTCAGCCGCCGGTGAGCCGTGGGTTGAAATTATTGGTATGGAACTTAACCCCGATGACCCTGGCCAAGGCGCATTTGAATTAGACTGGAATGACAAGTTTGTTGCTAATCTAGTACGTGCCGGCTATCAAGGCAAAACTGATGCCGACATCGTTGACAATTGGTTTCAAACAGTGTGTCGCAATGTAATACTAGAAACGTATGAACAAGAACAAGCAGATCCAGAAAAACGAGCCAGTAACCGTAAAGATTTAGGTAACGGTAGAACGGAAGTAAGTTGATCTTATATGTAAACGGTGATAGCCATAGCTATGGATATGAAGCTGGTGGCCCGGAATTTAGTTATGGTCGGTACCTGGCAGATGCTATAGGTGCCGAGTTTGTTTGCGATGCGTATCCTGGTTCTAGCAATGATGCTATTATACGTCGAACTAGAGAGTATTTAAAAAATAATAATCCTGATTTTGTAGTCATTGGTTGGTCCACGTGGGAACGTGAGGAATGGGAGCTCAATGGTCAGTACTATAATGTTAATAGTGCTGGACACGATGTGCTACCGGACGAACTACAGCAACGATACAAAGAATGGGTAATTAATACAACTGCACATGATTATTGGTCAAATTGTGAGCTAGTATGCTATCATAAAATACTAGACCTGCATCGAGAATTGACTGAACGTGGTATCAATCACTTATTTTTTAATTGTTATTTAGAAATAAAAAATGATGTAGAACACAATTGGGATAATAGTTATATCTACCCCAAGTCTAAAGAATATACCTACTATTTTTGGTTAGAAGCCCAAGGATACATTCCTGTAAATAAAAAATGGCATCATTATGGTGCTGATGCGCATGAAGCATGGGCAAAATTCTTACTTCCCCACTTGACAAATCTTTAAAATGATTGTATAATAACAACATGAGATACCTATTAGTAGACACAGCAAATACATTTTTCCGTGCTAGGCACAGCGCACATAGACAAAGCGATACTTGGGATAAACTAGGTTTTGCTATTCATGTGACTTTAGCATCTATTAACAAATCGTGGCGCGATCAGAAAGCAGATCATGTTGTATTTTGTCTCGAAGGACGCAGTTGGCGCAAGGACTTTTATACTCCGTATAAAGCCAATCGTGCCGTAGCCCGTGCGGCCCAGACTGAAACTGAAGCCGAGGAGGATCGGTTATTCTGGGAAGCCTTTGATGGTCTTAAGACATTTATAAGCGAGCGTACAAACTGTACAGTGCTACAACACGGAGAGCTTGAAGCAGATGATCTAATCGCTGGATTTATTCAAGCACACCCCGACGATCATCATACTATAATTAGTAGTGACACTGACTTCTATCAACTGCTTAGTGAAAATGTTAATCAGTATAATGGTATCAGCGATGAGTTACATACTCTTACTGGCATCTATGATAAGAAAGGTAAACTTGTTATAGACAAGAAAACTAAAGAGCCTAAAAAGATTCCAGATCCCAAGTTCATCCTGTTTGAAAAGTGTGTGCGTGGTGATCCTACAGATAATATCTTTAGTGCTTATCCGGGTGTACGTACTAAAGGCACTAAGAACAAAGTTGGATTAGAAGAAGCCTACAGCGATAAAGACAAGCAAGGTTACGCTTGGAATAACCTAATGCTACAACGTTGGACCGACCACAATGGGGTAGAACATAAAGTTCTTGATGATTATAATCGTAATTGTAAGCTGGTAGATTTATCGGCCCAACCTGCGGACATTAAAGATAAAATCTTTGAAACTATTAAAACTAATGCTCGTCCAAAAACAAATCCTACAGTAGGCGCATACTTTCTTAAGTTTTGCGGCAAGTATGATCTAATTAAACTTAGTGAAAATGCTACAAATATAGCAGAGTGGTTGAAAGCTGGATATCCAGAATGATGGATAAAGCTCAGAAGTACCTAGCATTAGATTTAGAGCTTAACCAACCGAGTGGTAAGATCATTCAGGTTGGTATCGCTATTGGTAAAGCAGATGATCGCTTTGAAAACTATTTTACTAAGAAATGGTATATAGATCCCAACGAACCAATTGACCAATTTATCATTGACCTAACTGGCATCACAGATGCGGACATACGTGCTAACGCTGTTAGTCACGAAACTGTAGCCCGTGAACTAGGTGAACTTATCAAACAGCATAACTGTTTTGTTAATCCGGTTACTTGGGGCGGAGGCGATAGTGTTGAGCTACTAAATGAATTTAGTAATAAGTGTGTAGACTTTCCACACTTTGGGCGTCGTTGGATTGATACCAAGACATTCTACACCTTGCTGATGTTTGCTAAAGGTAAGAAACCTAGTGGTGGGTTAGCAAGTGCTATGGGATATTTTAAACTACAGTTCAAAGGTACAGCTCATAGAGCAGACGTTGATGCGGCTAATACTCTAGCATTGTTTTTTAAACTAATTGACCGGCAACGCAAGATGGAATTCTTAATAGAAGATGCTAAAGTTATATAGTTCTCTAATACTAGCTATTATCTTGATTGGGTGTGCTACTCCGGAAATAACCAAACTCAGCGAGCAAGACTATAAGATTGTGGGTAAACTTCATAAAGAAGAATACGATGAGATAATTACTATAGTTAAGCAACACCCTAACCAACCGTTGAATTTTTATGTTACATCAATTGGTGGTACTAGCGAAGATTTGTTAGATGCTATGGATACAGTATATCAACACGGACTAGTCAATTGGTATGCTGTAGACCACTGTGACAGTGCCTGTGCTATTATGGCCTTGGCTACACATCACGCTAACGGTGAGTTTAAACTACATTCGTTTTATTCGCACAAGCATCATCAAATACTTGCGGCTCCGGAATATAACGAACGTATACTTAAGAAACTAAACTCGTATGGATATGATACGGATCGTATACATCATATGTTTAACAGTGTAGAACAGTTATGGCCAATAGTTATTGAAGATGGCAAAATAATTGATTGACTTTACAACAAAACCTAAATATAATAGTAATATAAACCGAGGAAAAGATTATGGCATGGGTAATTGATAAAACATTTGAATTCTGTTATGGACACAGAGTTTGGACACAGAAACTAAATGGTGAATATGCGGCAGACTTAAAGTGTGCTTGTCGTCACCTACACGGACATGAAGGTAAGATGCAGGTGTTCTTAGAAAGCAACACAGGCAAGTTAGATTCCACTGGTATGGTTACAGATTTCCGTCACTTAGAGTGGTTAAAGAAATGGATTAACGAATATATTGATCATCAGTTTATTATCGATAAGCATGATCCACTATACAATAGTATTGTTGGCGATCGTGAACTAGTACCAGTTAAAGTGCCAGGCACAGATTATCTAGCAGGCTATCATTTGAACTTAGATGGCTTAGAACCAAATACACCAGAATATGAATACTACGAAGGTTTTATGGTTGTAGAGTTTGTTCCAACCAGTGAAAACCTTAGTGCTTGGATGGCAAACTTAGTCGAAGTTAAAATGTCTAAATTAGATGTAACTGTTAAACAAATTGATTGGTGGGAAACTCCTAAGTCACGCAGTACATTTATTAAAGGTTAGTTATGACCACAACTGTTTTTGTCTTACTAGCATTATTTGGTATTAAACACTTTATTGCCGACTTCCTAATGCAATATGACTACATGCTCAAAGAGAAGGGTATCTATGGCGCAGAAGGCGGCATTCATCATGCGGCAGTACATGCGGCCTTTACTTTATTCATTCTTGTATTCTTTGCGCATAGTGCCAATGCTATTATTTTTCTTGCTCTAGCAGATGGTGTTATACATTACCACATCGACTGGGCAAAACAACAACTAAATCGAGGTCTAACCACAGCCAATCACATGTTTTGGGTTTGGATGGGTGCTGACCAAGGTCTACATTACTTAACCTACATCGGAATTATCTATGTCGTCGCCTAAGCAAAAACTATGCGAATTTAAAGATACCTGCTCCGGTGTAGACACTTGCGGAGGGCCTATTGTGCCATTATTAGCTAAACCTATTGTTAAAAATAAATGTTGGGTAGTTGAACAGGATGGTACTAAAGTTGCTAGTATTTTAACTAGCCCAACTGGAGTTACACTTGTACACAAAGGTCGGAGAGAACGCTTTGGTAGCTTAAAACTGCTCAGTGAACGATACAATCTTATTGTAGATAAAACTAAACCAGCAAAAGTTCCACAAGAAACCCACACTGTTTATGATTATCCGTGTGAACATAAACCTAATAATGTACTTTGGGACGTTAAACACAGGTTACCTATCTTTACCAAAGGCAACAAAAGCAAAAGTTTCTTTTGCGCAGGATACTATATTGTACAGTTTAATAACGGGTGGGTTAAAAGCTACTGTCCTAAACTGATTACGCTTAATAGGTACCCTTACGCCGGGCCGTTTACAACTAAAGAAGAAATGCAGTTCCATTTACGAATTGCTAATGGAGGAACTGATGGAGAGTCAACTGACCATACATCTCAAAAACTTTAATAATAAAGTTAAAGTAATGAATCAAACTAACGCTAGAGATCTTACATTATCTAAATTAGAAGCACAAAACCTACAAGCTGATATATTTGAATTATTAACACAGATCGCAGAACTAGCAATCGTTAATGAAAAATCTACAGTAGAGTCTGTGGTTACTGTGGGCATGGATGGTGGTGGTTTCTAATTATATACGCAGTTATTTGGCATAAATAAACATACTATGTCAAGACCTAAACCAACAGTGCTGTTAGAGCACGTAAATAAAAGTAACTATAAGAGTGACCAGATTCTTAACAGTGAGGGTATCTGGGCGGTGTTTTATGATAGTCAACCTATCAATTTAAAAACACACAATATCCTGGTAGCCTATCCCGGACCTAAATACAAGAAAGTTTCATTTAGTAATCCCGGTCATGCTATTAACCTGGCTAAGAAGCTAAACACTCTATTTAAAACTGACAAATTCTCTGTTGTCTTATTGAAACAAGGCGATAAGATTTATCCTTAATCATGTCAACTCGTGCTGGTTCATTACAAGCAGAATGGCAGGCTAAGTTTTACGAACTAACTCCGTATTCAGTAAGTCCTAGCAGTTGGTGGTATAATCCAACTAATCATAACAGTCTGCGTCTGGTCCAAAAGGCCTATTTAGAAGTGCGTAAACACGTTAAATTCTATAAGTTTGAACTAAGCCACGATATACGTCCTCGTACGTTTGTACAGCTAGAGCGTTGGTTTAAAGAGCCCTATTACGTACAGAATCGCAAGACTATACACATTATCAGTGACCGTGATGCTATGATGTTAAGCCTTCACGCCAACAATCTCCAACAGTATCTCGACAATCAAAGCCTATAAACCGGTTGACTTTTTGGTTAAATGAGTCTATAATAGCATTTAACAGTTAGATAACAACACAGGAGAAACACTATGTCAGTAGCTACATTACTTAAAGAAATTGCTAACATTACTTCTACAGCAGAACTTAAAACCCTACACGAAGCAATTAAAGAACAGCATAATTTGCTTAGTCGTCGCACTGCGGTTAGTTTTAATCCAGGTGACACTGTGAGTTTTACAGGACGTGGTAAACGCACTGTTACGGGTACAGTTACACATGTTATGGTTAAGAATATTAAAGTTGATTGCGGTGTAAATGGCTTTTGGAATGTAGCCGCTTCATTGTTGTCTAAGGTATAAACTACTTGACAAACTAGTAGTTTGATAGTATAATAGTTTTTTAGTTAGTTAGATATTTTGTTTGTAAGTTAATTGAGAGGATTACAAATGGCAACAATAACAGAAAATAGAACAGTAACGGCTGTAGAAGCTAAAACAGCAATTTTACGTTGCTTTACAAAACAACGTCCATTGTTCCTGTGGGGTCCTCCGGGTATTGGTAAGAGTGAATTAGTAGAGGGCATTACTAAAGAAATGGGCGGCCGCATGTACGACCTGCGACTAGCGCAAATGGACCCAACGGACATTCGCGGCATTCCGTACTACAATAAAGACAACGGCTTGATGGATTGGGCTCCGCCAATTGATTTGCCTAGCGCAGAAGATGCTGCAAAATATCCTGTCGTTGTGTTGTTTTTAGATGAGATGAACAGTGCGGCTCCTAGTGTACAGGCTGCGGCTTACCAACTTGTATTGAACAGACGTATTGGTAAGTACGTGTTGCCAGACAATGTTGTTATAGTTGCGGCAGGTAACAGAGAAGGTGATAAAGGTGTAACCTATCGTATGCCAGCGCCGTTGGCAAATCGTTTTGTTCACTTGGAAATGCGTGTAGACTATGAGAGCTGGTTGCAATGGGCTACTGAAAATCGTATACACAAAGACGTGATTGGTTACATCTCATTTGCTAAACAAGACTTGTATGACTTTGATCCTAAGAGTTCAAGTCGTAGTTTTGCAACGCCCCGTAGTTGGAGTTTTGTTAGTGAGCTATTAGAAGATGGTATTAGTGACAGCACTATTACTGATTTAGTAGCAGGTACGATTGGCGATGGTACTGCTGTTAAGTTTATGGCGCATCGTAAGATTGCTAGCAAATTGCCTAAGCCAGAAGATGTGTTGGCTGGCAAGGTTAAAGAGCTACAAATTAAAGAAATTAGTGCTATGTACAGTTTAACTATTAGTATGTGTTACGAACTTAAAGATGCTTATGCTAAATTTGGCAAGGAAGATAATGCTAAATGGCACGACATGGCAGATAACTTCTTTAAGTTTATGATGGATAACTTTACTACAGAAGTTACTGTAATGGGCGCACGTGTTGCACTTACTACTTACAACTTACCGTTTGTACCTAACAAGTTGAAAAACTTTGATGAGTTCCACAAACGCTTTGGCAAGTACGTAGTAGCGGCAGTAGCGTAACTGTAAAGGAAAAGCCCCGCAAGGGGCTTTTTACATTCGATGAGTGATTTCAAAATAACTAAGATGGATCGTAGACATACCGGTCACGAGCTGTTTAATCATTATATAAATTATAATGTTTATGTTCGTGGTAACTATAATGCTATGTCAGAGAATGAATTAAATTTTCTCAAAGCCCGTGTTTGGTTTTGGGAAAAGTTTGGTCCAAGCGCCGAACTTGGTAAGTGTCATCGAATAAACAGTCTTACCCACCAAACCCCAAAATGGGCTTGGCAAACTGATCATCAACTACTAAGAATCTATGTTACAGAAGAAGCACTAGCATTCTTTACCTTAGCGCACTCTTCTTAGCTAATAGTTGCTCTAATCCTCCGCAGAGACCTATCTGCGGATCTTGTTTAAATTCATCTAGAGCGTTGATTAGAAAATCGTAGTCAACGTCAGGGTTGTTGTCGATCTGATTAGCCTGCCACCAATCATTACCTAAATGTCCCCAACGGTCAATCTTTTGTAGACCTATATGACGTACACCTATTCTCTTACATAAGTCTACATACTCACGTACTTCTTGATAGTTTTTATACTGTACAACATACTGTGTACTGACCTTAATACCTCTAGACACTAGTTCTCTAATACCGTCTAAAACAATCTCAAACACACCGCCTCTGATGTCACAGTAAGTGTTGGATGTTGCGGCGTCTAAACTTACAATAACTAGGTCGATTTGTGTGCTTATTCGGTCAATTAGGTCTAAATTCTTAGTAATTAGGTTACCATTTGTGGTAAAGCAAAAATTCCAACACTTGGGCACACGGTCACTGCGTAAGAACTGTTGATAAGCTGAGCTGGCAAATATATCGCCAGTGCCATCACCGTAGACAAATACTTTCTTGTCAAAGTCCTTATAGTCGTTGGCTAGTACATCAAGTATCTTTGCTACACGTGGATTAACTTCTTTACTATAGATATTAGAGTTACGACAGCTAGCACATTTTAAATTACAATTTTCATCTAGCTGTAACTGAATATTTGTAGGCAGTACAGGTAATGGATCAATGTGATCCAAACTAACCAATTGATCCAAATTCCAAAACTTTCCGCACTGATCGGGATTACAATGTTTAAAAGTTTGATCAAATATTGTACTTCTAAACTCTTGTGTCTTCTCATTACTAAACAGTTCTGTTAGGGTGTTGGTATTAAGATTTCCTATGAATCCTTTAGTATGCCAAGAATCACAAAGGCACAGGCCAACATTTCCAGACTTGTGTATATTAATGGTATCAAATGATCCGCTGCAGAATTTTAACATAAAATATTAGTTGACTTTTTTCTTGTTTGAGTATATAATACTTATAATGTTAAAACACCTAAGGAACATATAATGGCAACTACAGCAAGTACAGAAAAAGCAAAAAGTGTAACAGTGACTAACACTGCGACAGATAATGCTGTACGTGAAAAACTTATTACGGCACGTATTGCGCTGTTACTTAAGGCTCCATTTTTTGGCAACTTAGCAACACGTTTAAAACTTGTAAACGCAGACGAGTGGTTGCCTACTGCTGCTACAGATGGGCGTAACTTTTACTACAACAGTGAATTTGTAAACAAACTGCCACAGAAGCAAATTGAGTTTTTAGTAGGGCATGAAGTGTTACACGTTGTTTACGATCACATGGGCAGAGCTGGCGATAGAGATAAACGTTTGTTTAACTGTGCGGCAGACTATTGTGTTAACAGCGATTTGAAACAACAGCGTATTGGTGACTTTATTCCAATTGGGTTGTATAACAAAAAATACGATGGTTGGTCCAGTGAAGAAGTATACGACGATTTATACGAGAATGCTGACAAAATTGACATTGATGAGTTAATGAAGCACTTGCTTGATGAACACTTAGATGAAGACGGCGAAGACGGCGAAGGTGACGGTAGCGGCGGCAATGGCAAAGGTGATAAAGAAGGCAACGGACGTCCAGGCAAGATGACTGCTGAAGAAAAGAAAGCATTGCGTGACGAAATACGTGAAGCTGTACTACAAGCGGCAGAAGCGGCAGGTGCGGGTAATTTGCCGATGGGGGTTAAGCGTATGATTAATCAGCTTACTAATCCGCAGATGAACTGGCGTGAATTAATTCGTCAACAGATACAAAGTTTAGTTAAAAGTGACTTTACTTGGATGAAACCTAGTCGTCGTAGTTGGCACATGGATGCTATTTTTCCAGGTACTAACTTTGCCGAAACAATTGATGTTAGTGTAGCAATTGATGCGTCGGGTAGTATGAGTGAAGGTATGTTGCGTGATATCTTAAGTGAAGTTAAAGGTATTATGCAGAGTTTCGATGACTTCAAACTACGTGTTTGGTCATTTGACACAGATGTTTACGGTATGGAAACATTTACTCCAGACAACATTGACGACATTGACACTTATGAGGTACAAGGTGGCGGCGGCACAATGTTTGAAGCTAACTGGGAATTTATGAAGGAAAATGAAATTGCTCCTAAATTCTTTGTTATGTTTACAGACGGTTACCCAGGTGGTGGTTGGGGTGATGAAGACTACTGTGAAACATTGTTTGTTATACACGGCAGTACAAGTATTACTGCGCCATTTGGGCAAACAGCATATTATGAATTAAGTAAGGAGCATGCGTAATGTCAGTATATCATAGTTTTAGTTATACTCCAATAGAGTTAGCAGAACAAATGACTCGTGCCACACACGATACACTTGTTTACCTGTTAAAAAGTAAACATATCACTAATGAACAGTATAACGAATTGTCGGGTAAATTGATTGTTATGGCTGTGCCAAATAGTAAAGGATTTGGTAAGCGTCTATTGGAATACTTCTTTGGTGATAATAAAGAAGAGAATTCTTGGGTTTTTCCTATTGTAGAAGTAGCAACTCACTATAGACCTGCTACCCCAGAAAAGCCAAAGAATGTCACTAAACTTAACAGTAAACCTAAGTTAGAGATTGTAGAATAATGGCTTTGGGTTGGGAAGATGTACAGCGTATAAAGCGTGTAGAAGCTCGAGCAGAAGAGCTTGGATTTAAGTTTTCTTCTTCAGCTAATTATAACTACGGTAGTAATAACAATATAAGTTATATCTGTTTAAAACCCAAGGAAGATTGTTTACCACACTACAGTCGTGATGCCGATGTCTTTATAGGCACACTTGAAGAGATCGATACCTGGTTAACCGGTGTTGAATGGGCTCGTGGCTACGAAGAAATGCTTAAACTCGGCAATGATAAGAAACGTAAGGAAAAAGAACAAGTTGAACGTAATCGACAATTACTACGCACCATTAAAACTGGACGCAAAGTTGAAGGCACTGTTGGCACAACCAGTGTTGACGAATGGCGCTTACAACTCGAAGAAGAATACGCCGAAGAGATACCTTTTTAATGCTTAAACACGGTGAACCTAATCCCCTAAACATCTTTGGTCTGCGACAACTAGACTGGTGCCCACCTCACTTTGAATCAGTGTCATTTGATCTATATATTCAAGAAAAAACTATAACCGACTGGATCTATGAAAATTTAGAAGGTCGGTTTTACTTTGGACAAACTGATGTTAGAAAAGACGGTAAAGTTGTGCGCCAGTCAATTGCAGCATTTGAAAGTCTCAGCGAAGCTAGCTATTTTGGTCTATTCCTCCCGCAGATAAATCAATCCAAAAGTATTTGGTAAGAAATTTTTCCACCTGAGATAATGTCGTTAAATAAAAGTGTTCCCAATGGAGACTTTTATAAATGGCTAAGACGAAAGAACAAGTTCAAGCTGAACCATCAGCACCTGAACAAACAGAACCAGCAACACCAGGACTTACTTTACAAGACCTAGTACTAGTTGCACAAATCATCCAACTAACTAGTCAGCGTGGTACTTTCCGTGCTGAAGAACTAGAATCAGTTGGTGGTTTATATAACAAATTAATCGCATTTTTAGAAAGCGTAGGCGCTATTACTAGACCTACTGCTACACAGGAGACCTCAAATGATTAAGCACGTAGGAAAACACAATAACCGCCGTATTGCGGTTGTATATAGAACAGTACCAGATGAAGACCATATGGCTCTTGTGTTATACACAGAAACATTGCCAATGATGATCCACGATGAAGCAATGAAAGTATTAGAAAGCGACATTGGACAAAATGCCAAAGAATTAGCAGATGCGCTCTTCCGCCACATTATGCCAGATGGTGAAAACTGCCTAATGGCTATCCATCGTGGAGGCTATATGAAAAAAGTTCCAACTAATCAAGTTATTGTTACTCCAACACAAAACAGTAGCGTTCGATTAGATGAATTAAACGATATTCTTAAGAAAATGGAAGACGGTGAAGAAGCTGTTAAAAAATTAGCTGATGTTGATTCTAATCGTGGCTTCGGTGATCCATCTGCTAAGAAAGCTCGTGAAGTGGGTGAAGCTAAGAAGAATACTAAAACTACATCGAGTAGTGTAAATACAACTAGCGCAGATGTATTGTCTGATGCTGACATTGCTACACAACGTTTGGCACAAGCTACCCGTATGGAAGCCGAAGCTAAGAGTCTAATAGCAGAAGCTAAACGCTTAAAAGAAGAAGCTAAATCACTAGCACCAACAAAGGCTAAGAATGTCAGAAAACCTACCGCAACCAAAAAAGCCACAGCGTAAAAACTCAGCTAAGAAAGTTAACATGAATGTTAAGAAGCGTTGGCAAGATATTGTTAAAGGTGTTGATAAAAAGGAAGTACCAGTAAATGTGCTACAACGTATTATCGTTAGGCTCGTTGATGGTACTGACCTTAGTATTGACGTTACACAATTACTAGCCGATGGCGCTAATCCTGATGACATTGAGGAATTACTTAACAATAAATTTCAAGATTTAGACGAGTATATTGACAACGTTGACTTCTTTATTGACATTGATAAAGTAGTTAATGCTGTACAACCAGAAACAGACAAGGTACTAAAAGATTTATGATTAAAGCAATACTAGCTGCTACCAGTAATGGTGGCATAGGTAATCGCGGTACTTTGCCTTGGCCTAAACATAAAGAAGATCTTGCTTGGTTTAAAGAACACACTGAGGGCCACATTGTGGTAATGGGGCGTACTACTTGGGATGATCCTAAGATGCCCAAACCATTACCCAATCGTGTCAACTGTGTTGTTAGCAATAATTTAATTGCTGGACACCAGGTGCGCAGGTTACACGGCGATGTTCGTCAGCAGGTATTAGATCTACAAGCACAATTCCCTGACAAGGATGTTTATGTCATTGGTGGTAAGAGTATATACGAAGCCTGTGAGGGCATAGTAGAACGCATTTATCTAACACGTATGAAGCCAAACTACTGGACTGATACTCGTATCAATCTTGAACGTTGGTTAGCAACATTCCGCATCAAATCAGTCAAACCAGGTGAAAACTGTACATACGAAGTATGGGACCGTGATATATTCTTCGATTGACAGTTGAATTTATTTCTGTTATAATACTATAATGAAAACTTATCTTAACGCACTACATGATGTTCTAAACAATGGTACTGTACGAGAAGATCGTACGGGCACGGGTACCATTGGCATCTTTGGTATGCAACAACGCTACGATTTAAGTAAGGGCTTTCCAGCAGTTACTACTAAGCGGTTAGCGTTCAAAGCCTGTCTCAGTGAGTTGTTGTGGTTTATTGAAGGTTCAGGTGATGAAAAGCGCCTACGAGAGTTATTACATGGTAGTAGGGACTCTGAAAAGAGTACCATCTGGACTGCTAATGCCACAGCAACTTACTGGACTCCTAAAGCAAAGTTCGACGGTGACCTAGGTCGTGTCTACGGAGTACAGTGGCGTGATTTTGGTGGTGTGGATCAACTAGTACAATTAGTAGAAGGCATCAAGCGAGACCCCTACGGTCGTCGTCATATTATTACAGCATGGAATCCGGCAGAATTAGATCAAATGGCTTTACCGCCATGTCATTGTTTTGCTCAGTTTTATGTCAGTGCGGATGGTAAACTAAGTTGTCAATTATACCAAAGATCAGCGGATTTTCCGCTTGGAATCCCGTTTAATATTGCTAGTTATTCTATGTTTACACATATGATAGCGCAAGTATGTGGATTAGGAGTGGGCGAATTTATACACACAATAGGTGATGCTCATATCTATGTTAATCAAATTGAAGGAGTAAAGGAACAACTAACCAGAGATCCTTTACCGTTACCAACACTATGGCTTAATCCTGAAATTAAAGATATTGAAAAGTTTACTATGGACGATGTTAAATTAATTAATTATCAATCACATCCTACCATACATTTTCCATTCGCGACATAAATACTTATGTTAAAAGGAATAGCTAGATATGGAAGGTATTTATTGTATAGAGTGTACTATATCAGGTAGAAAATATTATGGTAGTTCGATGAATGTTGATAAACGATTAAAGCAACACCGAGATGATTTACAAAAACAAAAACATCATAATATTCAACTTCAACGATCTGTAGATAAGCATAGTATAGACAATTTTAAATTTTATCTATTAGAAGAAACACACTTTAATAATAGAAAACAATTACAAAATCTTGAGCAAACTTATATAGATAAGAATATAGGCGGATACAATATGGCGCCTGCCAATGGCGGTGATATTTTAAGTAATCATCCTGATAATATTGCGATTAGAGCAAAGATTCGACAGACTACTATTTTAAACAACCAATTACTAACTGTAGAAGAAAGAAAAGAAAAATACGGACAGCGTGGCGAAAATAATGGTAATTGGAGAAATGGCGGTAAATCATATAAACTTTGCCCTGTATGTAATGTTAATAAAATACAATACAAATCGAACTGCTGCGGAAAATGTAGAATCAGAACTAAAGAAAATAATTCGTTTTTTAATAAACATCACAGTGAACGCACCAAGCAAATGCTCAGAGAATCAAATAGTGGTGACAATAGTTGGATAAAAGGTATAGATCCTTCTTTACTTCCTTATACAAAATATTATATAATAACATATCCCAATGGAGAAACAAAAAAGGTAGCTGGATTAAAAGAAATTGCTAGAGAATTTAATGTTAGCATTACTAATGTATATAACACAATTAAACGAATGTCTCAAGGTAAACTACCAACCCGTAGTGTTTTTGCGGGACATTTTATTAAGGAATCAGACTAGATGGCTATGAATCACTCGCAAGCATTAAAGCACCAATGGCAGTCTAAGAAACCTGAAACACATAGAGTTCGACTATACAAAGACGAAATACACTTAAATGAAGTAACTACCATGCACCCAAATCAAATATTTTGGCAAGTGGCTAACAAGTTTAAAGAAACTCCTGTGGCTAAATGGGTAGATGAAAATGATATAGAAATTAAATGGGCAGAAGACGATCATTACATGAGTTGGCATAAGGTAATGATGATCTATGCTGATTTAACAGAAGCTGAGTATGTAGACTACGCACTTAGATTCTTTAATCACAGTAATGAAGCATGGAAATGAAAATTCTTGTATTAGGTAATGAAACAGACGTCACTGATCAAATGGTTTCAACCTTGGCTAATTCAAACGGATTAATTAATCACGGATTAATTTCAGATAAAGACTTTAATCCAACTTTATCTGGATATTACCATACTACAGTACTAGATATTCCGTCAGGAGCGATTGCGCATATAGCACATAAGTTTGATGCTGTACAAATGTTAGATCAACCTAAAGAATCTTATCCGCATTTTAAAACATTTTTAACTACCTTACGGTTAATGTCTGATCTAGAGTTGGATGGCGTTAACGTCATCTACAAAGAAAACAAATCTGCTAACATTTTAACTAAGTGGCGCGAATATTTAAAACAAAATCGCAGTTTTTGTTATGCGCCGTTTACTACAATAGTAGATAATGCTGGGTCTACTACTATCTGTAGTAAGAGTTATAAACCCTTGCATAAAATAGAATTTATACGCGATTGGAAAACAGACCCTGTATACCAAGAAGTGCGCGGCAAAATGCTAGCCGGCGAGTTGTTACCAGACCATTGTTCGGATTGTTATGATAGAGAAAAAGAAGGACTAGAGGAAAGCGCACGTCAATTTGAAACGTTAGAGTGGGCTATAAAGTTGTCAGCCGAAACCCCTGAAGATTTTGTTCAATTAACAAACCCATATTCAGTTGAAATACGTCCAAGCAATAAATGCAATATTATGTGTAGAATGTGCGATGATGGGCATAGTCATTTATTAGAACGTGAATGGAAAGAAATTGGCATTCCGTTGAGTAATTGGAAGTTTACTAATACTCCTTTCGATAAATTAGATTTTACACACTTACAACGAATTTATGTAGGTGGTGGTGAGCCTACGGTTATGCCAGAGTTTTATGAATTTTTAGAACAATGTATTAGCACCGGCAACACTAGTTTTGAATTATTGATAGGTACCAACGGAGTTAAATTTAGTAACAAACTAGTCAATCTATTAGATCAATTTAATAATGTAACTTTGGCATTTAGTTATGACGGGTACAAACAAGTCAATGATTATATCAGATGGAAGAGTGACTTTGATACTATGGTAGAGAATGGCCGCATGTTACAAGAACACGGTCATACTATATCACTACAAACAGTTTTTTCTATGTGGAATGCTACTAGCATACACAAAATATTTGAATTTTTTGATAGAGAATATCCGGACTCCGGATTACTAGTTCAAGTGGCCAATGGTTATGGTGGTATATACTTGCCATACAACCATCCTAGACCCGACTTGGTATTAGAGTCCATGCGCTTATGCCAACAAACGCAGGTCTATTACACCAATGGCAGATCTATTAAGAGTCTAGTAGATCTTATGGTGGCGCACTACAGTAACCCCGACTATACAGTTGATGTAGAATTATTAAGAAAATTTTATGAATTCAATGATAAGTTAGATAAGTCTCGGAATTGTAAGTTAGTTGATTACATTCCTGAACTTGAAGAAGCCAGAACCTTATACCTATAGGAGTGAAAATGGTTGAATATGAACAAGAAGATTTAGATCGCGCACATGAGCTATACGCTCGAGGTTATGTGCTCAACGAACACACAGAAGAAAATATCGTCCACTGTGCTAGAAAGTATTATATTGTTAGACAACGAGCTTGGAGGGAAGATAGAAATGGCATCACTTAAAGACTTAGTTAAACAGGCATTAGAAAAGAAACAAGCAGAGCAACACGCTAATAACACAGACCTAACAGTAGACACCGGTAAAGGTGCTCCTAAGGGTAAAATAACTTCAAACAAACCTGCTAAGAAATCAGCCGGTCGCGGTCGATAATGCGCAATCTAGTTGTTGGTGATATTACTAGAGACTTAGCGTTATGGTCTCGAGAGAATTTCCCAACTAGTCAGTTACTAACTGACGATAATTTTGATTTTTCAATTAACAGCGCAGACGATTTTTACACATCATTGGCAGATTTGTCAAGAGAAAATTTTATTCAAGCGATTTTAGATGCGGATCGGGTTATATATAAAAAACCCGGCCGCTGGACTGATTTAGATCTTAGAGATCAAACTCATCAAATATTTTATCAAACTGATAGGGTCATTGAAAATTTTACTATTGTCGATCTTGATGTAGATCATGGGAATTTATTAAGTTTATACGCTGATCGAAAATCAACAGGCAACCAAGTTTGGGTAACTGGATGTAGTTTTGCTTATGGTATAGGAGTTGACAGTCAAGAACGATACGGTGAATTATTTGCTGAAGTTAGCCAGCTACCTGTATCTTTTTTAGCCGCCCCAGGCACATCGATTCCGTGGGCCGCTGATCAACTACTAAGATCAAATATTAAACAAGGGGATATTATACTATGGGGATTAACTTCTATTAATAGATTCGAAACTTATAAAAATAGGATCGAGCTTTCTATAACATCGACTACTCTTTCAAATAAATGGTTGGATCTAAATAATAAAATACTTCGCACAGCTAAAGATGAAAATATTAAATTAATGTGTAACAGATTTATCACAGCTATTGATAAATTAACTAGCCAGGATAAAAACGAATTAGAACTAGCATTAATATCAGATGACCGACTAATGGCATCAATTAAGTCAATTTTTCAAGTTATGAATTTTTGTAAACAACTAGATGTAAAATTAATAATATTCCTACATGATCTGTCTACTGATGAATTTGAATACTTTTTAATGAAGTATATTTCATTAATGGACAATTTTGTACATATAACACCAATAATTGATTATGGTAATTCGGGCACACAGCATCCCGGACCTAATACACATCGTAATTGGGCTAACGAGTTAATTAATTTCGCAAGGGAGAAGAAATATATATGAAATATTTAGTAACTGGTGGTGGTGGCTTTATTGGGCATAATGTTGTACGTTTCCTAGAAGACTTAGGGCACGAATGTATCGTAGTAGATACCTTTACTAATTACGGGTTTGTACCACACGGTGAGATGGTGTATCTTTCACAGGCCCGCCAACGACGTATTAGAAGCGAAGTGTATACCATCGATATCCGTAACCAGGCTGTGATTAACGGACTGGTAGTTAATCATCAAATTGATGCCATTATACATTTGGCCAGTTACCCTCGACAAAAAGTAGTAGAGCAAGATCCAATCTTAGCCGCAGACGTAATGTCAGTAGGACTCGTCAACCTATTAGAAGTTGCCAAACAACATTGTAAAAAGTTTGTCTATATTAGTTCAAGTATGGTCTATGGTGACTTTACTGCTGATGTAACTGAATCAGCTACGTGTAACCCAATTGGCCAATACGGTATTATGAAGTACATGGGTGAGAAACTTGTAGAAGACTACAGTCGCCGTGGTTGCTTTGAGCATGTGATTATCCGTCCAAGTGCTGTATATGGTGAATGGGATGTCGAAGACCGTGTTGTAAGTAAGTTTATGACCAAGGCTATGCGTGGTGAAACACTTAAAGTCAACGGTCCCGATGAAGTCTTAGATTTTACCTATGTAGAAGATACTGCTATGGGCATCGTACTTGCGGCAACTAAAGATGAGGCTAATGGTAATATCTATAACATTACACGTAGTGAAGAGCGTCAGTGGACCCTTAAAGATGCTGCTGAACTAGCAGTTAAGATTGCTGGCTCAGGTAGTTTAGAGATAGCACCACGTGACTTAAGTTTTCCTAAACGTGGTCGGTTAGATATCACACAGGCTATAACAGATTTAGGTTATACACCTAAAGTAAACGTAGAGGAAGGTTTCCGTAGATACCATGAGTGGTACCAGCAAAATCCCGTTCTTTGGCGTAGATAGACAATACGCTAATATCCGCAAAGAGATACTTGATGTGACAGACCAAGTATATGCTTCTGGACGAGTCCTTGACAGTGCCTACACTAAGAATTTTGAACAGACTATAGCAAAGATGACAGAGCGTCGTTATGCTATAGCAGTCAACAGCGGAACACAGGCTCTTATATTTGCCTTACGTAATATAGACTTTTACAGTCTATTCAAAAAGAACAAAGTTCTAATCCCAGCACAGAGTTTTGTTGCCACAGTTAACTCAGTCATTGAAGCAGGTATGGATCCTGTGTTTTGTGATGTAGATCCAGTAACTGGTTTAATTGACTTAAACAAAATTAATGTAGCACCAGATGAACTTGCGGCTGTTATGTACGTAAACTTGTTTGGCAATATCATTGATTACGATAAACTTCAAACGTACAAAGAGTTTTGGAACAAACATAGCATACCGGTAATCGAAGATGCCGCACAATCGTTCGGTGCTTACTATCGTGGTGTTCCTAGTGGCAAGCTAGGCGATATCAGTGTGTTAAGTTTTGATCCTACTAAGAATTTAAACAACTACGGAAGTGGTGGTATGGTACTCACAGATGACGCAGACTTTGCTGAACTGTGCCGTAGCTATCGTGACAATGGTAAGTTCCACGATCATAACGTTGCCGGCACTAACAGTAAAATGAGCGAAAGTGACTGTGCTCAAATGCTGGTTAAATTAAAACACTTCAACAGTTGGCAGGCTCGTAGAACACAGATAGCAGAATACTACACTAGTGAGCTAGATGGTTATGTTGATCTTATTCCTGTTGATAGTAGAGTAGAACATGCCTGGAGTAAGTTTGTATTTCACATTGAACATAGACGCATGTTCCAAGACCAGTTAACTCAACACGGAATTGAAACTAGAGTACACTACAGTGTACCACTGCATGCTCTTAATATATCTAGTAATTTTGACCCTGGTCTGTTATTGGGTGCTGAAGATTTTAGCCGTACCTGTTTAAGTTTGCCTATCTATCCAGAGCTAATGGATGCGGAAGTTGAGCATATTGTAGATATAATTAAACAGTATACTTTTTAGCCCAGTAATCTTTTAACCAAGCCCATTCAAAACTCAATAAGAGTTTATCCATATCGCCACCGACTTGTTTGTAGTAATTAACAGCATCTTTAGCTCCACATAAGCTCCATTCAGCACAGTTACCCTCTGCTTGAGTAAGCCATACGTCTAAGCGATATTGACTTTCAACACTGGCTGTTTTAACCACGTCATCTTTAAGTTTTAACACTTCTCTAAAGGCAGTGCGCCATGTTAGTTCGGGTGTAGTATTATAATGCGCTGTTGCGCTTAGTAGAGGCACTACAGCGTGTGCTGCGCTTAAGGTAAAGTCTAGCCCGTGCGTTTCTGTAGCCAGCGTTAAACGACGATTGTATGCGATTACACCCATATGTCCGTACTCTAATCCGTTTACTGGATTCTTACTGTGGAATATGTAGTGTTTAGGCCCTTGTAAGTAGTCCGGTTGCCAATCCCAATCAAAGTCTAGATTAACTTCTAACTTAGCAAACACAGCAAAGAACCAAGGTGTTTTACTTAATTCAGCAGCGGCTTTGTAAGCGGCCACACGACCGTTCACTCCGTCTACGCGATGTACTGACCTACGTGTAGTATCCACGCAGTCTAATAGGTGTTGGTGCCAACGGTCAGCATCTGGTTCGCCATTGCTAATATAAACAATATCCAAAGAACCATCTAAAACCATCGGCATCTTGTTGATATAAGGATAATCGTAGGCTTGTGTACTAATGTAATTTTTGGCCTCTCTAGGCACCAAAACTGAGCTGTTTCTAGACGAAAATGACGTCAATTTCTTGTCTTTTTCACTCCAAACGCTTGGGTTATACTGTATGTCACTGAAGTATGGAACAAACCATGTATAAGGATGTTTAAACTCGTGCTGTTTGATCGCTTCAATTAAGTTATCACTGTCGTAAGTTACATAAGGTATGGGTAGTCTAGGTACACGCTGTTCTTCGCAGTAGTTAATAACATTAAACCAGTCCAGCATATCTAGTTCAACCATTTGCTTTTTAAATGATTCAACGTGTATATAGAATGTGTCGCCACGAGCTTGATTGGCACTAGGGAACACGTGTATCATTTCTCGTTGCCAAGGTTCGGGTTGCCAACTAAAATCGAAGCGATCATATGAGCACAGGCTACTAGTAATCCAAACATATTCTGTTGTAGCAGTCGTCATAATACGTTTAAATGTTTCTAAGTAGTTCGTAACATAACGTGTAACCTTAACCTTGTTAAAACGGTCTTGTGTGCGTTTTAGACCACCATCGTCATCATTACCGTGGTCTACATAGTAGATATCATGTAGATCATCGGGTATATAAACAGGTTGATCTCGAACAAAGTTTAGATTAGGGAATTCTTCTATAGATTTAGCCCATTGACTATTGCGCTCAAATTCCCACTTGTTGATTAAGAAAGTATCTGACCATTTTTGATGTTGCGAGCCAAACACATGTGTCATATAACTTTGCCAGGGTTGGGCATGCCAATTAAAGTCAAATTCATCGTAGATGTTTTCACTACTAATAACCCAGAACTTACTAGTTTTTGCTCGTGCCACACAACGACAAATTGTATCTATTATTGTGTTAACATAACGTACCTTTTGTATATGTGGATATTGTACTAATAATTTTTCGTAGCGTTTAGTAGAACTAGCATTACTCTTGTCAATAAAGAATATGTCTAATACTTGTAATACTGGATTGTCGTGTTGCCCTAGTTCTGGAATAGGCCCAGCAAATTTAACTTCAGTTGCTCCGGGCACCGTGTATGTTAAGCCGATACTAGATTGAAACTCTGTGCCAAAGTGATAGATGTAGGGAGGATCCTGCGGGTGCGGTACCCATCCAAAGTCCACAGTATCAGCATTAACTTCTTCTGGAATAGTCCATAAGGTACGGTCAGGTAAGGTACGTGCTACTAATACATCAATATACTTTTCTTGGGTGGCACCCGGTACGTGATATTCAGGACCGCCTACTGCATTCCATACTGTGGGAAATTTATATATGTAGGGTTCTTCTGCTGGGTGTGGTGCCCAACTAAAGTCAAAGCTATCACGATCAATATTGGCAGGTACATGCCACAAGGTCATGTCACTTAGTGTACGAGCATAGAAATCATCTACAAACTTAATATCGACAGCACCGGGTACACGATACTCCGGACCGCCAATTCGGTCCCATCCCCACTTGACCGGGAATTGATATATGTACGGGGGATCTAACGGATCAGGTGCCCATCTTTGATCAATGCTAACAGGATCTATGTTATCGGGTATATGCCAATAGTCTAAATTAGGTAGACGATGTGTATATGTTTCATTATGATAGTTGTGTACTTTATCTTGTACAGTATACTTGTTGGCCAAGTATGTTCCGCCATCAGGTTGCCATTGATTTGGCCATGTATGTATCTGATGTTCTTCCCAAGGCACAGGCTTGTAGTTAAAATCAAATCCTGTATAGTCGTTTTGCCCATCAATGAACCAAAAGAACTTAGTACGTGATAGGCCAGCAGCTTCCGATAACGTATCAGCTGGCAGTTCAAATGGAAATAAATTGGGCTTAGTGCCCTTGTAGAACACATCAAACATCTAGTTGATCTACTTCGATGCCGGAATTACGAAGAAAAGTGATCCCACTATCATCCCTGTAATCAGTTGCGTAGTAGACATGCTTAATACCTGACTGATAGATGATTTTGGCACAATCAAGGCAAGGACTATGTGTAACAAATAAAGTTGAGCCGAAACCAGACTCACTGCTCCTAGCAAGTTTCGCAATAGCGTTTGTTTCCGCATGTAATACCTCCGGTTTAGTTTTAAGTGATCCATCTTCTGTTTCTAATTCGCAGTCGTTGTCCCAACCGCTGGGCATTCCGTTGTAGCCAATTGATATAATTCTATCGTCTTTTACAATTAGTGCGCCAACTTTTAATCTACGTGCGTGACTAAGTTCACTGTAGATGTGTGCGGCCCGCATGTGTGCTTGCTGATACTTAGGTTTCATTCTAATATCCAAATTAGATCAGCTAAAGTCTTTGACCATTGATCGAGATCGTCTAAGTTTGTAATACGAAAATCATATTCTTTATCAGTTAACGACTCAAAGATCTGATTGGTATCATCATATCGACTCACTTGTATAGTATCCATCCATACTGTTAAATCTGCTTCAAATACTTTTCTTAATTCTTGTGTAGGGCAAACAAAATCACAAACAGCAATTAAATCTTGTCGTACAGCAGCATCTGCTATAAGTCGCATGCGATGTGCTTGGCGTAACCTCCCCTCAACACTAAAATCCCAGTCGCCAGTTTGCCGACGCAATTCGTCAGCATTGACCCATTCAACTCCAAAATTTTGTGATATTTCTTCTGTGAGTTTTTCTGCTAAGGTTGTTTTGCCACTGCCGGGTAATCCACATATTAATATTTTCATGATAAAACTTGTACTCCGTATAACTTTTCAAAACGGTCAGCGTCACTACGATCATTAACCATAGGCTCACCTCTAATGTTTAAACTTGTATTAAGTAACATAGGACAGCCAGTCCATATATACCATTGCTCTAAGAGTTGTCTAATTCCTGAACCATCTTTTGGAACTGTTTGTACACGACTAGTCCCATCAACGTGTACAATAGCGGGAAAATCCAAAGGACAGCGGCAATGAGCCACAGTCTGCATGTAAGGGCTACGATCCCAAGCTACAGGCATATCAAAAAAGTCATGCACCAATTCTTCCATAATAACTGGCGCAAAAGGTCTGAACTGTTGTCTGCGTTTAATTTCATTTACCTTATCCTTAATATCCGGACCTCTAGGATCCGCTAATAAACTACGATTGCCTAATGCTCTAGGGCCAAACTCTGCCCGACCACTGGCTACCCCAACAATCTTGTTAGTAACCAACTCGGAAATGATATCTTTAACAGGGTAATCACCACTAATATCATAGCCCAAGAAAGCATTAGTCCAAACCAATCTTCTGCCATAAGCCATTGCTGCCGCGCCAAGACTAGACCCAGCATCGCCGGGATTAGGCATAATCCAAATGTTATCAAAATATTCTCCTAGTATTCTATTAGCACTACAGTTAAGTGCTACGCCACCACAATAGACTAAATTGCTATTTGGGGCTAGGTCGCTAGCCTTTATCATTATACTACCAATTAGATCTTCTGTCAAGTTTTGTGCTGCTCGTGCTATATCTTCGTCTGACCAATTACCTTTGATCTTGCCAGGTAAGCCAATGTGTAGATTATGTTTAAAGATCATTGCTGCATCGTCTTCGATCAAACTGGCTTTAAGATTATCAGCTTGGAACCAATTTGGAGCCTTGCCCCAACTAGCCATGCCCATTAGGATATATTCTTCGTCTAAGGGTTTTAACCCTACACTTTTTGTAAACGCACTGTACATTAATCCAATGCTGTGTGGATATTTCTGTCCCCACACTTTATCATAATGTGCTTGCCCACGGTCATCATAGTACGCTGACCAAATACTAATTGTGTCCCACTCGCCTATAGCATCAATAACCACTACTGTGGCTGTATCGTATGGACTTGTTTGAAATCCTGCCGCCGCATGACTCAAGTGATGGTTAAATGTTTTAATAGGCAAGTGCGCCAGAGCCGGCGCTGCTTCTTTAACCATAGCACGCACCGACCAGTCTTTGGTTAGCTCGCTATACTGGCCAGCATACAATTGACGAGTCTTCTTAACCCATGGTCTTTCATAGTAAGCTATCCGATCTGGTGTGCCGTAGGCTAACATGTCTTTGATTAGATCAGGATGTAATTTAGGATCGTGTTTACGTTTGCTGTAGCGTTCGCTATGTCCAGCAAATACGATCTCACCTCGATCGTTGACTAATGTAACTGCCGCGTCATGAAACCCGGCTGATATTCCTAGAATCATTTGTAGATAAACGGATCACGCTTGCGCAGTTCTTTTAATCTACGTCGGTAGTTAATTTCTAATTTAATTCTATAATATAAGTTACGCAGCCAATTCATCGTTTTTCTCCTTGCTACTGTGATCATATCCGGGCTTCATCATGTCTATTTGTTGTTGTTTATACGTACCATCGCTCCAGCAAAACTCGAACGTGTTTTTAACCCCATCTACTTCTATACTATAGACATCCAAATGCTGACTTAATTGATCCCAGATAGCAAACATGTCTTCTGTATTAAAACTACGCTGTAAATCAACTTGGCCGATTGGTAAGTATCCTAAACTTAAGTTGGGATCTTGCGGATTTAACCCGTTGTCTTTGAGCCAGTTATCAAACTCTTGTTGTTCTTTATTGTGCCACGGATATCCGGAATCTTTTGTAACATCCTTAGCCCACTCAATATCAAACTCACCCGAGTAGTATTCTAAATGAGTAATTGCTTCACATACCGTATCGGTTAGTTCGGGCGCACCTTCATCTCTCCATACCTCAAATAGCGTCTTACCAATTTGGGCCCAGTGCATATATACATGACCAAATTTACGATCATATCCATTAGTAACAAATCCTTGTTTATGCTCATTCGTTAACGTATATCGTTCAGCGTGTAGGAAGGTGTTTATCTGGCTGGGTCGTTGCCATTCAGGAACTGCTCGTTCCTTGCGCTGACTTAAAATTAAATTTTCTAATTCGTGGCATATAATGTTTAATTGTCTAATAGCGTACTTCGTTTCATAATCTGCTACACGATAATAAGGACTTAAATTATTGACTGTGCCCTGTAGTCGTTCGAAATGATTATGTAATTGGTTTAATACAGAGTGCTTTGGGTGAAGTCCTAACTGTAGTCTATTATTAGACAGTGCGGTACCGGTTGTCCTGTCTTCTATAGGATATGTATCTGGGAAGCGTACAGTGTTAGGATGGAACCATTCTTCAATGACATAGTTTTCTAATCCGTGTAGAGTAAAATCAAAGTTATTGATAGTTACTACGCTGGTATTTAATTCATTGCAGAGATATTCTATAGTCCGAGAAGTTTTAGGAAAACCCATAAAACAGAAATTCTTTTCTAGTAGATTTCCAGTTTGCAATAACTTTTTAAGTGCGTTAACCCAATCTCGAGCAAGTTGGGTATCATTTGGAATTATGTAGTAATCTAATAGATCATTTTTATCTATAGGATTTCGTAGAGTTACTTTAACTGATTGATTGATACCACTCATATACTTCTGGTCTCTCTTTTAATATGTCTGCTAAAGTATATGTATCTTTTCTGATGGCCTCTAACTGTAAGATCCGATTCTTGCCTTTAACTAACGCAACCGTCCATTCGTTGGACCATTGTTCTTGAAATGTAGGTCTAGTTTTAAGCTGTATTAATATGTCCCGTAGTGAGTCAGGGAGCGGACCAGCTAGTAGTTCATCTATCCAAGGATGTAATATGTCCTTAGGTAGGGCTAGCGGCGACATAATAATATCAGGGCTAAAACTAAAAATTACTTTGGCAAGTATGTCAACACCTTCTTCTTCAGCAAGGCGGCTAATGTTTTGGATTTCGAACATTCCTGGGAGTGTGAGAGTGAAGTCAATTCGCATTTGGCGTCTGTGACCTGCGATTCTAACTCCCTCACGGAAATTTGTAAGCCATGAATTATAGTCAAGTCCTGTTCTAATGTATTCTCCAATTGGGCCAGTTCCGTCGAGGCTTGCGCAGATTTGCCAATCGCGTAACCCAGATAAAATGTCAGTGTAGAGATTGACACCACGATAGTTGACGCGGCTAAGATTTGTGTTATACCTTGCGTAAACATTTTTACCATCTCCTAGTTCAACAATGCGTTTCATATAACGCCAATGTTGTTCGTACATCAGTGGCTCTCCGCCTACCCAATATACCTCTTCTACTCGATGCTCTTCTACAGCTTCTGCAAACTCTTGTTCTATTTGACTATCTTGAAAGGCAGTAATCTGCTCTTTGACTTCGGCCTTCATCCAATTATTCTTTGGATTAGACCAATTGATCATATTGTGTTGACGCTGTTCTGACTCCCATGCGCTGGATAACATATCTCCACACATACGACATTTGAAATTACACAAGTTACTAAAGCGATAATCCCAACTAACTGGACGAAGTGTAGTAGTTCCGTCTGGTAGAGTATTCTCTAATACTTGTAAATACTTATGACCAAAGAGGCTATCAAAATAACTACGGTAAACGGACGTATTCAATAGCTTGTCATTACACACTTCACACTCGGGTAAGGTTTCACCTGCCATCATACGGCGGCGCACTGACTTCATGTGATCGCTGTTCCAGTGTTCTTCTAATGTAATAGGAATGTACCGGCCTGTGCCAGCACTAGTGTCAATGTACTGTTCAAAGTTCTGTGCGGGCTCACGACTAGCACAGCACATACGGCGCTCAGTTTGTGGACTAAGGTATGTGTGTACCCACGGTGCTAAACAAAGTGTTTGCGGTTTAGACACTGATATGTATCCCTCGGTCATTTCTATACGGTGCTAGTATTTCTAATAATTCTTGATGATCAGGATGATTTGAATCTGATATGTTTAGTCTAGCAAACTCATCCATATCCCAAGTATCCCAGTTCCACATCCTAGATAGATTTATCTTATTGAATCCTAGATCTTTAACAATTTCTATGTACTTAGGGATTTCTTTATAATTATCAAGTTGAACTACAAAATCACTAACTAACCGTGTTGAACAACCTAGTCGAGTTATTAATTCTTTAATATAAAGACAGTTATCTAATAGATCTTCCCACACACCATTTACTCTAATTTTGCTATAGGTTTCGGCACTAGCAGCATCAAAACTTATTCTGAGTTCACTAACATAAGGTAAGAATTTTTCTAATAGATTGTCGCGACGCGATAGATAACTGCCATTTGTTTGAATAACATTTTTTATCCTACTAGGGTGTTGACTTATGTAATCCCATAGATCTAAATAAGCATGGCTAAGAAATGGTTCACCTCCAGCCCATCTAACGATTAATGTAGCATCTTTTTCTATGTACAGATCAATAATAGAATGTTTAATACGTTCAACTAGTTTACGGTTGACATCCGCTATAGGACCGTGATTGTGATTGATTATGTCAGTTCGGCAACTAGGACAACGAAAGTTGCAGGTATAATCAAAATCAAAACAAATTTCACGAGGCAGTGTTGTTACAGTACTGTGTTTAGTGAACTGCTCTTCAGTCAATAACTGATCCCCTAAAGTCGGCACAGTATTGTATTTTTGCCGTGCTGACTCGGTGGCTAGATGCGAACATATCTGTTGATTACAGTATGTATACCTATTAGATCCCACCTCACTGCGGATGCTTCTGGCTTCATAACTGTTTAATAAGTCAAAGAAATTACTGTAGTCTAAAATGCTACCGATGCTTTTTGGCAACCAAGCTGGACTGTTACAAATATAAGTATCCCCGTAATGATTAACTACCAGGTTAGTCCACGGGTGTAGGCATCGTTGAAGATTTTCTGCTTTTTTGTCATAGAATATTTGACTATTATTAGTCCGCTGATGGTAATCAACAATATTAATGACCCGTTCCATTAGTAGCCTATAGCTTGAGCTATTTCTTTGTGTGTATCGGAGAAATTTTGATCTCTGTATTGGTCGGCAATTTTCATCCATTTAATAAACTCGCTACCGTCGCTACTGGCACCATTTTTAATAAATTGAATAACATTTGTTATTTCAGGCAAGTGCGCTGGTATAAATTTACCCGACTCTAAATGTTCAATAACCAACTGTTTAGCAGTATCGGGCATGCGACTAATACACATGTGCCACGGATCATGTAACATATTAAAGAATGTATGATCAAATGTTTGTGTCTGAATCCAGTCACATAGTTCTTGAAGATAATAAACATTTTGTGTGTTAATAGTCAAACAGATTTGGGTGCTAAATTTAGCGTTACGCAGGGCATTAAACTTGCTTATGTTGGCCTGTACTTCATCCCAATTCGCACCATATCTTTCATACTCAAATCGTGCGCCGGTATTGTCGATTGAGAACGCCACCTCGACATGTTTAAAATGACTCCATATACTATGTTGCTCAGGAAAAACAGTGCCATTAGTATTGTAATGAATTTCAATGTTTTTAGCGTAATCATGCTCAACTGCGTACTCCAATAGGTCAAAATGTTGTTGAATAAGAAACGGCTCACCACCAGTAAACTCAAAGTACTTAATATTAGGCAACAGTGCTTTTAGATTTTCCCAAAATGTTGGGCTTTCTCTTGGCCAAGCGCCATCTGTTAGGAATTGATAAGCAAGGTGTTTTTTACGATCGCCACCAACATAATCCATCTCTTCCTTGGCCCATTTACTGCTTGACCAACTACCACAGATGCGACATTTTAAGTTACAGATGTTACCTAGTTTAAGATCAATAAACCATAGTTGGTTGGGATCTGTATTATACCAATCTACTTGTCGATATTGCTCTTTAAGACGAACTCGACTGTTCATACGTTTACTAGTACGCCCACTAGCTTCTTCATCCCAGCAACGACGACAAGTTTCGGGTTTAACACCATCTAAGAAATCTTGCCGTAGATTCTTCATATAGTCACTGTGATATATTTCTTCTAGGGTATTTTCTCTAAGACTGTATTTACTACCATCAGGGCGAGTAATTTCATCTACTGATAAACAGCAAGGACGTATACTACCGATGGGACTAGTTTCAATGCTGACCCATGGTAACATACATATTGTTTGTGGAAGTTCTTTATTTGACATATGATCTCAAATCTTTATATTCTGGGTATACATCTTCAAATTTTTCTTCGCGTACACGATCCATGTCATCGTTGGCTTTAAAAAAGTCTGCTAAGAAATGGCTGTTATCGTGTTGCTTAAGGAAATTAACAATGCCTTTGTAACCACCAGTAGCACGACTGATGCGATCCTGCGGCTCTAACCATTTGATATGTTCTTCTATTTTAGCAATTGCTTGATCTTTATATACCTGCGGCAACGCATCAGCACGGTCACGATCCGGACTTTGACATAGATTAATATTCCAATCCTGCGGCCTTAGAAGTCCTAAGTCTACCCATTCTTTATGGAAGTCTGTAACGTGTAAGACATTGTAAAGACTTACTGTACTGCTTACATAGAAGTCTACATAAGGACAAATTTCCTGCATCCTACGTCGATTCTCTACAACTTCGCTCCATACCTGACCCTTACGTAAATATTCGCCACGGCTATAATTGTCATCTAAACTAGCACCAACACTAACTGTATCAAACATTTTCCAAAGTTCAAATATATCTTGGTCTTTATATTTGAATACACTAAAGTTAGTGTTGTATATTAGTCGAACATGGAACATTTCACGTTTGATCAATTCATTAAGTAACATGTAATGCTCTTCCATGATCAGCGGTTCACCCCCAGCAAAGTAAATTTGCTCTAGATTAGGAATGTGTTCTTGTAGTTGCTCCCACATGTCATACTTGTGGCGACCTGCATATTCAACACTGGCCATTTCTCTGCCTAGCACCTCGGGCTTTTTACCGTATAGCTTGATATGTTCTGGATACCAATTACTGCTGAACCAAGGCCCACAAGTACGACAGCGTAAATTACATAGATTACTGAAACGTACATCATAGTAACGAATATTAAAATCATTTAAACTGCCATCAATATTAGTTTCATCCGTTAGTTCGATTAAGTGACCGAAATCTTTACTAAAACTATTCCGCATGCTAAAAAGGCCATTGTCTTCTAGTTCATAACATTTAGAACAAGTCTTATTAGGTACATCATTAAGCATGTTTAATCGAAGTTGGCGCATAGGTTCGTCGTTCCAAACTTCAGCCATGGTGTTCTTTCTAAAATCACCCAATGGTTGCCACATATCGGCTAGACAACAAGGATACGCACGGCCGTCGGGTAGTCCATGTAGGTGTATCCACGGCAATATACAGAATGTTTTACTTTCGGTTAGTAGTTCTACGTGTCGTTGGGTTAACTCGTCAGGATCACAATAGATTGGCATTGTGCTATTGTAATCATAATTTTTAAAGTTGCCCTGCGTTTTTTTTATTTTCATAGTGTATCGTACCAGTCAGCCAGTTGTGGAAATGTATATTTAAAGTCTAGACCGCGTCTTTGGTCATATTGTTGATAAAAGTTTTTAAAGTCACGTTGTAAAACTTCACGTGATAGTGCTCCGTTATGCGGACTGTCTACAGTGTTTAAGTATTCGATCAATCTTTGTAGTTGGTTAAATTCAAATTCATGTAGCTCTTCGTGTGCCGCAGTACCGAACTGTCCTAGATCCTTAGCAAATTGTTCACGCATTTCTAACGGTAAGATTAACGGACTTTGGAAACTCGGAAAGCGTAGAATGTTTAGACTAAAGTTAATACTATCCTTACCATACTTCTGTTTTAGTTTTACAATCATCCATAATAAATCAGTAAGGCTTAGTAGGCATAAGGCATTGATGGTACACATAACATGTAGGCCTCGCAGTTTGCCGCTATCCAATAGATATACCAAATTACTAACCCATTCATCCCAATCCAGGCCATCACGTATATACATTGCATGACGCCCCCAGGATTCGTTGCTAGTGTATAAATCCAATTCAATACCTTGTGTAGCATCTAATAATTGCTCCAATTTTTCTCTATCAAACCCTAGGTTACTATTGATTGCTAGGCGTGTCTTACTCAGACCTCTATGTTCTTTAAACCAATCAATCAGCCTCCAAGTATAGCCCGACATAAGTGGTTCACCACCTGTGATACGTAGCTCTTTTAATGTTCGGTGTAGGTCTGATTCCCACCAAGCAAAGAACGCTTCAACGTAAGGATTGACTTGATCAATAGTAAACAGTTGACTACTATCGTGAGTGTGAGTAAAGTGATTGCGTCCGTCAGATACAAGATGTTCATAGGCTCCATTGCGTTTAATATCTCTAACCCAGGAAGTACTGAAAGCAGGGTTACAGTAGCTACAAGCAAGCTGGCAAGTTCTGTCGAATGCAATTTCCAAAGTTTGTAAATTGACGTCTTCTCGATAGTTGGTGTTATAGGCAAGATCTAAATCCTTATCATCATAAATTACTGTTTTGTATACACGATCACTAATTGGCACAGGAACATCTTGACCAGCATACTTAGGATCCTTGTACATGTCTTCTATCTTCCAGCAGTATTCACAACCACTAGGACGTTCGCCCGCCTGCATCTGTCTACGTTGTTCTTTCTTTTCGGGTGTATTATGTATAGCACTAGGATTAATAGCAATAGCATCACGATCAATTGCGTGAGGCAAAGGGTGATGACAACTAGTAGTCTGGCCACTGCCTAACCATATAGTAGCGTTATACCATTTGGCCGCACAGAATGACTCTGACTTGATGTCAATTACTCTACGCTTATATTGTATGTCTGTTTCGTTAGTTAATTTTGGCATTATATTTCTATTTCATCTACAGTGGTTTTGTATCTGGCCTTGGCCAGATATAGTGATTGAACTGTGAGATCATATGTTCTAATATCATCATAAGATTCTTTTGGTTGGTTAAAAAAGATTACATGATTGAATCTTTTAATTAATTGTAGGAACGTAGGGGTACTACCAAAGTCACCTAGGCTACTATGATAGAATCCCGACTCTGCTAATTCTGCGTTTATATTATCAATTAACCCACAATTACTAGACAAATTAAGTTCGGCATATTTTGTAGTCAACTCGTCGGTTTGACGTGATGAATTTCCTACACACAGAACTAATTTATCTTTTAACATTATGCTACTAGTACTCGATAATAACCGAATAGATCAACTAAAAAGATAGTTGAACTCGTCAAAAGTAACCCAAAGCTACCCCTAGACCACGCTGAATAGATGCTGATAGCTAAACAGCAAAAGAATAGAGGATATACTATTAAGAAAGGAACATTAGGCACAGTCATAGCAAATGTAACAACTACAATGATATTTAGAAACCAATTAAAAGTTTCTAGGCATAGACGTATAGGGTGACTATGCCAATCTTTTTTAATAAAATTAACAGTCTTGTGATAGTCAATCAAATGGTGCGACCAACAGTTTCTAAGATGTCTGTAAGTTCTTCGTGATCAGCATTGGTATCTGTAAATTTACTTTTTTGTGCAATTTTAATAGCTTTCTTTAAGATAGCTGGTTTGATTTCTAATTCTTCAGCAATAGCTTTAACTGTGTCGTTTAAGCCAGCTGTTAGATCCTCGACTTCAGTTAATACTTGAATACCTTCGTTAACTAACTGCGTAAGTTTAGCTTTTTGCTCGCTTGAAAACATCTTTGCCATTTGAAACTCCTTGATTAAAAGTATATTATATATTATTTAACAGCTAAAAGCAAGGTCTATAAATAATTGTATGGAAGAAATTACACCAATTTGGCAACAGCGTGAGGTCTTAAGTTTTACTGACATAGCTGTTGCTGATTCTAATTTAGAATTAGAGATAGTAAGGCACACCTTAGCCCGTGGCGATTACTCTTGGGCAACACTTTCAATTGAGTCTGAAGCACGAATACAACAGTTACTCAGACAGCGTGGATACGAAATACTCTGCTACGACCTTAATACATTTCCAACTAATTCTAAAGATTTGTTCAAATATTTAAAACCTATGTCTCTAATGCATAGATTAGATTTTAAATTGCGTTCATTGATGGGTGTGCTTACACATTTTAAATATTATCTATATACTGGTATAGTTAGCACAATTATTTTATCTGCGGGATTGATATACTATTGGGACATTACTTTATTTGTGTGGTCATTATTATTGGCCTATGTAGTTTGTAACTGTGTTATTGTGATAACTCACGACGGATGGTCACATCATTATATTAGTAATAAAAATAGGGTTGCGGGATTTATTTTAGACTACATAGGTTATATTATACATAACGGATCTAGAACAGAGTGGAGTTTTATACATAATAGGCATCATAAACACTGGAAGCAAGCCGACGATTGGGACCAACAGCAAATTGATCGTGCTAATTGGTTTTTATTTCTTGTACTATTATATTCTACATATAGACCAAAAATATCACCTGCTCTAATAGAAGAGCATCATAACAAGTATATACTAAATCTAAAATCAGAAAGTGTATGGTTAGAAAAGAATCATAGATTTATAATAGCAATAACCCATATAGCATTTATATTATTGCTTGGTTTCAAGTTTTACTTGTATTTTTTGTTTATCATTGTTTGGTTATTTGCTAGATACGTAAGATTATTCAATGAATTACTACCTCATAAAAATGAATTGACCAAAGAACAAGAACAGGATTTAACCTATTACTTTCCTATTTGTACTAATTTAGCGTACCATGCTAGTCACCATAGATATCCTGGGGTTATGTTTTTTGGTAAGGGGTGGATACAGTATCTAAACGTACAATATTACTTTGTTAAATTATTTTATCGTATACGTGCTAGGGTAGGATAACAGGTTTTAGTTTTAGGTATTGTGAAAATTCTTTATTAAACATGCGTAACATAACGCCAGCTTCTGCGTTGGCTTCGTCTTCAATTGGACTGCCTGTATTGCCGGAAGTGCTGGTAAGTTGATCATCTTGACCCTGCGCATAGTGTACCATTTCGTGTGCTAGTGTACGCAATACATCAACTGGATTACGTCGGTCAACAACTACATAAATTACTTGTTCATCATTGACATAACGACCAAACGTTGTATCATCTAATGATTTAACTAACTTAATTTTAGGAATATGATCTAATTTTAAATGTTCGATGGCAATAGGCAAGAAGTCACGCAGTGCATCAATTAGCGTTGGCTTGGGTGGTCCTTGTTCAAAAATTTCAAATAAGTTCATATGAGTATTTATTATATAGCAATACGTCTAAATGCTCGGACAGATGCCGATTGCATTCGGTTTGTGCTTACCTGTAATCCTGGACTTGTAGTAGCAAAATATTGAGCATAAGCTCCGCCAAAATTTACTCCAGAACTAGTCCAGTAAGTGGCATTAGCAAATGCTTCTGTCCCGCCAAGAATAAACGCCGAAACTGCTGTTTGCGCAGGCACAGATGAAGTATAGTTAGTTGAAATCGGTTCACCGGGCGGCACAGCATTAGCATTACTACCTTTATTGCCTGAGGAAATATCATTGGATTGTGATACATTTTTTAAGTTGTAGTAGGCAACTTCTAACTCATTACGTGCCGGTAAATACCAATCAGAAAACCCGCCGATTGTAAGAGATTCGCACCAGGTAGCTGCCTCATACGCAGCGCCAAGGCCCGCTAAGGTTGCTGAATTTCCAGGACCATCTATCACAGACACAACACTAGTAGGGCCACTTGGTACAGAAGTATGCCATAGTTTGCCAGATGTTTCTCCGGTGGCCGTTGGAGCCACAATCAACATATAATCAGCAACACCATTACCTGCTGTTGATATATAGCCAGCAAAATAGCCGCCGCCAAGCGCATCACCAATTGCTGGCGCTGGATCATTAGTTAATCCAACACCATCAGTTTCCATAATATTCATAAGAACATCAACGCTGCTGGCTGCCGAAGAATTAACTTGAACACTATCACCGGTTTGTAAAATTATCTTTTGATCACCACCAGCAATTGATACTGCTCCGCCAGCGGCTACAGGTATACGATTTCCAAGATAAAAATCATTAATACCATTGTTAATTACAACATTGGCTGTTATCTGCGCCGCAGAAGTGTTGGATATGTTTAATCCAACAATTACAGCACCAACATTAGCACCAACTGTATAACTATCAACAGCGGTTAATGAAGTTCCGATATTTCTACCTAATTTTCTTAAAAATGTATTTGCCATTATTTTAATCCTGCCAATCGGCGTAGTTGTTGAATACTTTCATTTGCTTGTGTTGGCAAGGCTCTAACTGTTAACGCACCACTTTCTAAGCCTAGGTCTTGTTCTAATTCACGTGCTTTACGATGAGCATAGACCATATCAGCACCGCGTATGTTTGACACTACGCTACCATCAGCTTTAACTACTTCAAAATCTGTAGCAGTGGTCTGTGGCACTGCGGGTTCCAATGGTAATTCCTGTTGTGCAGGGCCAATTCTGCGATACTCGTGATGGAAATCGTAATCTGATTCGTAATTCTGTTCAAATTCACTGAACTTTCTATTTGCGTCTGTTTCGTTGTCGGCGTGGAATTGGTGTACTACTACTCCGCTGTCTGGCGCATATATCTCATAATTAGGTACTGGAGTTGCGCCTTGTTCGCTAGCATCACGCTCACTGCTGATACCACGACGACGTAGTTCACGTTTAATAATAACTCTAAAGTAAGCAGTCTGCTGATCATTTAATACTGCGGTTGTGCTGACATTACGTAATACGTTGATTAGATCCATGTCACTCTTATCGGCTACATTGTCTAACCAATCACGATGTGCTTGAGGTAAACTATCACGCACTGCGTTTTCAGCACCACCTGCGTTTGCTCTATCTGCCGCAGCCTGCGCATCTGCGAAACTAGTGTACGTGCCTGCGCTTGGCGTTGTTTCGGCTGGTGTTGCTCTATAGTATCTAGTATCAACATTATTAACACTACCATATACATGTAGTGCTTCGTCGCTGGTTCTTGCGTTGACAGTGCCTGCAGGTTCACCCAGACCGTTTATAATATTCCACGTTACTTCTGGACGTCCAGCATCTTGTGTAGTAGCAATGGCTTCTAAATCGTGTAGGCCCACTGATATCCGTTGCTCTCGCATGAATATATCTGCGGCTTTAAGTTTAGCCTGACGAGGACTATCAGCATCGACGAATACCGGGTCTTGATCTACATGTCTACCACGAGCAAAATAAACCTTCCAGCGTGTTTCATTGCCGTCGACTACTCCTTGATCCATTCTACTGCGTAGTTCGGCATCAATCTGTTTAACTATCCAGCCACTGGCATCGGCATCTAAATTATCACCACCATTTATTACTCGTTGTCTCACAGAGTTTGCTGTATCTACTGTAACAGTAGGTAATGTTTCTTCAACCCAATCCTTCCAACTCTGTGACAATGATGCTGGTGCAGCATCACCTATTTCTTCACTCTTAAACAATTCAGCTTTAAGTTTGCTGATACTTTCCTCGCGATTCATGCCCATTTGTTTACCGCCTAGGATGATAGCGGCTGTTTCACTAGCGGCAAATACCATTTGCTTACCACCAGTGCCATCTTTGTTCATTACCCAGTACTGTACTTCTTCGCCTTTCTTCTCTTTACGAGCTGTTTGTGCTTGACGAACATTACTTACTAATTCTGATTTGTTGATCTGTCCTAGAGCATAGCGACTGAATAGGGCTACTGAATTGTTAGGGTCAGTCCATTCACCTTCCGGGCTGATAAGTTTGTAAAGTTTCTTAGCATATTCTTGTTTGTATGCTGACTCGTCTGTGGCAATACGCAAGGCCTGTGCAGCACGTAGAGCAGTATTGAGCAGTTTAGGAATAGCTTCATCTAAATAGTCGCCACCCGGACCACGGAATTCTACGTAGTTGCCTTTGGTATTGATACTTGTATACTTTTGTGTAACGCCACTGTGTACTAGTTTACTAGCAGCCGCACCTAGATGTTCTTTCATCTTGGCCAACAATTCTGTGGCGTTTTCTGGATTGGCCTGAATCTTTTCTTTAACAATCTTCATGGCACTTTTAGCATAGGTGTTATAAGCACGACCAAACTCTTGAAGTACGTATTCGTCACCTAGGAATAATGCTAGTTTAACATAGTCTAGATTATCAGTGGTCATGTTAGGCACACTGATGTTCATGTGTAGGCCCGTTGATTTGTTAGTATAACAACCTGTTTTCGTAGCCCAGGCCTGTACCTTTTTAATCATTTCTAGGCCATCTTTAAGTGGCATAGCTGGACTAATAAACTCTAGCCCTGCATCACCTTGTTCAGCATCAATTGACGCATCGGGTTCAATGATAAAATAACCTTGTTCTTGTTGTTGACTACGACTACCACTGTGGTAATTACTAAACCCGCGTGCTTCATATCCAGTAGCACCATAAAAGTCATCTGCTACTTGATCTATGTCTGCATCACCACCATCATTGCCTTCGTTAGCGTCATACATGTGTGGCCAATCAAATCCCCATTGACGTTCGGCGTCCTGCATGTCGTTGACACCAATGTCACTTAACCATGCTGCTTGATCGCCATCACCACCGTTACGGAAATCATCTTCCATCTCCTGGCGTGCTTGGTCGTAGGCAGATTGATACTCATTACTATTAGTATCTCCCATCAACTCGTCTACTCGATCTTCGATCATTTCTAATGTTATAACACGAATTTCTGCATCAGCATCATCACTGTCAGGATCTTCGTCGGGGTTTGCTTCTATCCAGCGAGTACGTGCTGCATCTTCGACATCACCGCGATCAATTTCACCTTCTAGTTGATCTCGGATAAGGCTATCTAATTCATCAGTGTTGTCGTCTATGTAACGATTGGCAGCTTCATTGGTCCAATCTAAGTATTCATCATACAGTTCACTGCGATAACGCTCAGCACCACTACGACTCATGTTACTGAAATCACCGTTGCGGAAGAAGCTAAGAATCCCGTCGATATCGTAGGCGCTTTCGTTGTATTCGTAATCGTATTCCCACTCGGGCTCATGGTCACCTGTGCTGGCATTTGGCACACACATTTCAAATTCGATACCCATAAGCATACCATCAGCTTCTGGACTGTTGGCAAATGCTTCTAGGCTGGATGGACTCATTGATACTTCATCAATGATCTCTGCTTCTTTTAGGGCTTGTTTTATTTGACTATATCGCATATTAAGTATTTATTCTGTTGTAGGATTAAAGGTTTCTTTAAAATTACATCCTCGAATACTGTCTAATAGATTAATGTACTTGTAGAATTTATCATGAAATTCTTGACTGTAATTGTATGTATTGACCCAGGTAGTTAATATAGTTTTGTAGCGACCGTTGTAGGAATCTAACCAAGATTTAAACTTTTCTATATCTTTGGCGTGCGCTGAGTGGATAGTTAACACACCAGGACTTGGCAGTGTGCCGTAATAAATCTCATGTATGTTGATTTTAATATTTTTATCGTCTGCAAATTTTATTAGGTTAGGTAGCGAAAACAGGCTAGTATGCTGTAATACATGATTGATGTATATACTAATATTAGAATGTTCTCTTGCTCTATTGATATTATTTTCTATAACAGACCAATCGCTATCATATCGGATATATTCATTATGGGCACCGTAACCTTCGAGGCTTACAGTTAGTTCAACGTTTTCGAATCTTTCTAAAGCAGTTAAAAATTTGTCAGTCAATCTAGTTAAGTTGGTGTTAAATTTTATCCACTTAACTGTGTTTGTATTTAGAGAATTTAATATATCAACTACTTCAGGTACCATGAGAGGTTCACCGCCAGCAAATTTTACTATGCTTGCGTGGGCTAGTACATTTTTTAAATTGTTTAGATTGTTGGGATCATCCCACCACCGTACTGTTTTTTCGTGCGGCATAAGCATACCCAATTCAGTGACAAACTTTTCCTTGTGTATTTCATATTCACTAGCAAGACTGCTACTAGCAAATCCACCACACATGATACACCTTAGGTTGCAGTAATTACTAACACGAATTTCTATTTCATCGATATTTGATAGTTGGCCGTTTTTATAATCACTAATTATGCTGTCAATGTCGGATTTATATTTGGCATTTATCGTCTGTCTAACAGATTCGTAATTGAGATTTTCTTCTTTGTTATAGCAATGGTGGCATTGCTCGCTAGGAATATTATTAATCATATTATCACGTAGGACAGTTAAATCCTTGGCCCACCATTGATTGATTTGATCAATTTTAGTATGTGTGTTTCCATCTTTTGCCACACCGGGCATAAACTCGCAGCATGGCATCATCGTCCCATTTTTGTCAATTACCGCAGTTTTAAATGGAGCCGTACAGAATATATTTTTTTGATTAGTCATAGTTTATTGAATGTTAGTTGCTCACTTTTGGCATCCCTCCAGGCCAGCAGCCGGCCACACTATACCGTCCTAAGACGGCCCTAAGGTAGGAGTGTTCTTTTAATCTATTCTTTCGCCTTCTTCTCTTGCTATTCGGGCAATATTGTTTGACGCACGAGCAGGTTGTATATCAAAATTTTCGTATCTTCTTGCTATAGATTGTAATATCCTAGTAACATTGATATACTCATCACCTACTATGTTATCAGGAACAATAACTA